TCACGCCAGAAAGTGGTGTCCGACCTTCGCCGCCCGGGCGGCTTCCTCGGTGCGGAACATGAGCTTTGTATCGCTGATGCGGCCTTCGCCGTCGTACTCCACATCGACCCACCACTGGCCGAATATGCGGTACGGCTCGCTGAGGATCTTCGTGACGTAGCAGTCGATCAGGTTCATGGATGGTCTCCACGCCGCCGGTGGCGGCAGGTTGGTCAGGCCGTAGCCTTGGCGATGGTCTGCTCGAAGCGCGCTGCCAGGGTGGCATTGACCTCGGCCTTCGCCAGGCTGTCGGCGGTGCCTTTGGCGCGGTGCAGCACTTCGTACTGGCGCAGCTGGCCGGCGGCGTCGATCAGGTCCACCAGCAAGTCCGGCGCAGCGGCGATCAGCTTTGCGTTGGCCCGGCGCAAGTCGCGGCTGAGTTCTGCCGGGCCGATCTCGGTGAAGGTCAAGCAATCGCCGCAATCCGCGATCATCCAGCCATCTGAGGACAGCGCCTTCACACCGTCTCCGCTGTCGGCGCCAAGGCCGGTGAACACCTCGGTTTCATTCAGAACTTCCCAAGGGCCTGGCGTGTGCTTGTGTTTCGTCATGGCAATAGCTCTCCATCCCGCACATGTCGGCGGGCTTGAGTTGTAGGATTAGAAGGTCAGGCATTGATACAAAGGGGGTTACACCACGCCAAAACGCAGTTAAGATCTTAATTGTGCAATTAAGCACTTAACTGAGTTTGAGGTTTCTATGGCTGTTCAAGCGCGCGTTACGATTATCGAAAATGTGGAAAAAAAGTTCGAAAGTGGCTGGACTCTGTGTTTTCAGTGGTGCCACTACAACTACAGCGACGGATCGCAGCAGCGCGGCTATCGGTTCATCTGGAAGCGTAAAGACGGCACCCTTCAAGCTGCACGCGGTCAAGCGCGCCTGCCGAATATGGAACTGATCATGGAGCTGGTGGAGAAGGCCAAAAAAGCTGGCTGGGGTTACAAAGGCGAAGAAACGCCTGATTCGAACGTATAAAGGATCGGCCGCATCTTTGGGGAGGCGCTGCCCTTGCACTTACTAGCGATCAAGCTATCTATCGAGACTGCAGCGTCGATGGTCGTGGGGTCCTACCATCAATTCCTTCGGAACCTGCACGATATCGCCAACTTTGGCGGCGACGATTACGCGGCACAGCGCGATAAGTGGTGTCTGCCCAGATTGCCAGGCCAAGGCCCCGCTGATACGGACTCGCGCGATAGCCAGGGATTCATACATCTGGTTTGGATAACCACGGATCATGGCGGAGTACTTATCGATCAGGTTGCCGCCCAGCGACCAATCTTCCCACGGGTTATAGCGCTTGGCTTCCTCGGTCGCGGTGTAGCGGTGGCGCGCAAACACCCGCCAAGACGCGCCGTAGTGCGGCGGCTCTAATTCCAGCTCCAAGCCTTCAGCCTTGCCGACCGCCCACCCCAGCGCCTCGCCGGTCAGGTCTGCCGTCTTCACTTCGATCAGGGCGGTCATGGCTGGGCGCTCGGCGGTGAAGGGAGAGGCATCCAATGGGTGGCGTACGGGTCGTACCAGAGTCCCCATCCTTCGGTGTTGTCGTAAACGTACTCGGAAAGCGCGATTTCTCCGGACTCGCAGACGATCAAGTAGGCCGCTTTGCTCTCATCCGGCAGCCTGTCGCTGCACTTGATCCATTCGCTCACAGCTCATACCTTTCATCAATCCAGCGCCCAGGCGCCAGTGCGGGTGTAGGTTCGAGTTGGGTTTCGTGCGGGGAGAGCTGGCGCTCGTTGCCGGCCTGCAGCTGGCTGTCGGGGATGCAGCTGATACCGCCCTTGTAGGAAGCGCGGAACACCCAGCAGGTTACGGCACGCTTGCCGTCGTGGATCACCTCCACATCAGGAGTGAGCTGCTCCGCGCTGACGCCGGTGGCCAGCAGCAGGAGGCAGAGGGCGAGGCGGGTCATGGCTGCGCCTCGGCGTTGTTGGTCCGGACAAAGTAGCCATCGCGCGATCCTGGATCATTCACCAGGGCCTCTACTGGCCGTATCTGCTTGAGGATCGCCGCTAGTCCTTCAGGGTTAGCCGCCTCCGCCCAGCTCAAGCAATTGAGCCAAATGTCTTCGCCGGTGCCGGATGAATACCCGTCCGACCACGAACTGCAGCTTTCGGCCTCTTCCTTCGCGCGCTCCAGGTATTCGAGCGTGTTGCAGCAGGGGCAGGGATTGTCTGTTTCATCGGGGTCCCAGCCATCGTGGTCTGCATCCCACAGATATCCATCACCACGACATTCCCAGGTACCGCGCTGAAAGGTGCATGCCTTCTGCGCGGTCTGTTTGATTTCTTCAGGCACGGTCGTTCCTTGGCCGCCATATCGCGGCAGTGAATAGAGGGGAGAGGGGTTACAGCTGGGTGGAGTACAAATGTGCCCCATTTGCGCTGCGGTGATCTTCCACTAGTCAGTGCGCATTGGCGGCAGCATGGCGCTATAGTGGCTTTTTCATTTGGAGAGTTTGCAAATGGGTGTTAGTGAATGCTGTACTGATTCGTTCTCGGAGATCGAAGACCGTAGCGATTCCGACAATTTCGAGGTGCTCGAAGTAGTCCCAGGCTTAGGTGGCGTATACAAATGCAAGACTTGCGGTGTGCGCTGGCAAATGCTTCAGGCTTCAGCAAGCTCCCCAACTCAGTGGAATGAGGTCATCGAGGACTGAGCCCTACATCCCGCCAAATTACCGATCAGAGAAGCATCTCTACCTGAGCTTCTCGTTGCCAAATCGGGGCGCTGGTGTGAGCTTCAATCCGGTCCGCAATCACGCTGGCGCGCTGTCCGGCCGATGGCGGGACGTACATGCCGAAACGGCTGATGCTGCCACCATTCACTGCGGCGTTCGTGCTGTCAGCCGATGCCAGCGGTAGGCTCTGGAAGATTGCTGGGGCAAGCATTCGCAGGCCGTGCAGGCGGCATTGCGGCCGGCCCTTGTCGTCGCAGATGGCATCCATCGCTGAACCCATCCGCTTCCACCACGCTGAGGTCCCGGGCGATCGCCATTGTCCGGAACTGCCCAGGGCAACCATGCGCCAGGACTGGGCCAGGCGCTGCAGGCGCTCGATCGACTCATGCATGTGCCAGACCGGAACGCCTGGCAGGTGGCCAGGCCATTGTTCGAGCAAGCGGTCGTTGGCTTCTTCGTCTCCGTCGATCACATCAGGGATCAATGCCCAGTCGAAGCCAGGGTGCCGGTGCCAGTCATCTACCCAGCGGGTATAGCCTTCTACGTCGATCTTGCCGCCTTTCTTCCAGACGGTAAATGCGCCGTTGTCGAAAACGAAGGACTGGCAGGTCTCGGCGACGATGCCCATATCGTCCTGGCGCGGGAACGGCACCAAGGCGTGCCGGCCGGCCAAAAGTCGTGCCGCGTCCAGGCGACTACCGCCAATTGGCGTGCCGTGGTAATGGATCATCCGCTCAGCCTCACCGTTACGATCTCAACGCCCTGGTGCACCGCCTTGATCACCTGGCCACCGCCGAAACGCTCGGCCAACTGATCGGCGATCTGCTCGTGCCAGCCCTGCTTGATAAGCGCAGTAGCAGTCTTGATGTGCTCAACACGGATCATCGTCTTGCTGCGGATCTCCAGGCTGTAGACGATTACCTCTCCGTCGCTCGGACAGGTCGCGGTGAACGCGTGCCGGTAGGTGTTGCTGGATCGGTTTTCTGTGGGCATGGGTAACCTCACCTGGATTATAGAGTTTCGAGATAGGCGGCTATGAAGTGCGCCGCCGCTTCAGCATTGATGGCGTTTCCGTAGGCGCGCAGGCGTCCCACTCGGCTGGGAGCCCCATGAGCCAGCGGGAATGTGCCGGGTTCAACTGGCCTGAATTTTCCATCCCTGCACCCAAGCCAGTCAGCAACTTCCCAGAAGCCGTTAGCCGGACCGGGCCGGTGATAGACGCCTGATATGGCAGTGCCTGGCCCTTCGCCCTGGGCTCCGGCCTGTCCCCCTTGTGATCCCGGCATGTAGGTGTAACCCACCCGGCCAGCTGCACCTGAAGGTTGAGTGGCGTCAAGCTCACGCCGCACTTGCCGCCGAGCTGACTCTTCCTCTCCAAAAATCGTTCTGCACTCCCGCCGCACTCGCTCGCTGTCGGTGTTCCCCAGCCCGCCAAGCACGCTACTGCAGCCAGATCCGGGCCCCTGGCTCGCATTGCTTCCCGAATACCGCCCTCGAGCGAGCGGACGCCTTTGTGCGCGAGACTGGCTGTCGGAGTGGGCCAGCCAGTAGAGCCGGTCTCGGATGTGCGGAGCACCGACGCCCGCAGACGGGAACGCAACAGCCCCGAAGGCATACGCCAGGGCTTCCAAGTCAATTTGTACAAGGTCGAGCCAAGGCTCTGCGTCCTTACTTGCAACCTGCTCTCCAAAGACGATTGCAGGCTGGCACTCGCGGATGAGCCAGTGGAAATGGGGCCATAGGTGCCGCTTGTCATCAAACCCAGCTCCCGCGCCTGCCGCGCTGAAAGGTTGGCACGGACAGGAACCGGTCCAAACAGGTCGATCATCGGGCCAGCCGGCGCGGCGAAGGGCGTAGGACCAAACGCCGACGCCGGCGAAGAAATGGCATTGGGTGTAAGGCTTGAGGTCATCGGGGTGCACATCCTCGATCGAGCGTTCGTCAACGTCGCCAGGCGCGATATGGCCCTCGGCAATGAGATTGCGGAGCCATTGCGCGGCGTATGGGTCGATTTCGTTGTAATACGCAGGCATGAACGATCCTTGCCGGGTGGCGTGACTGAATGGGAAGGGGTGGGGCGGTCAACTACCGAATAGGCTGAATTGGCTGCTAGACCGTTGGCAGGCGGGATTTAGCCAGAGGCATTCGGTTCGGCAGGCGGTGCCTCGTCCTGCTGATATGCGGGCTGAAGTCGTGTGCTTGGTCCAGCCAACCAAGTTGTCGTCGTAGAGCTCGTTGGGGTAGCCGGACAACGCGACCATTCCTTCTAGCTCGAGCAACGATCGGATCAGTTCGGCGTGTTGGCCGTCGTCCATCTCGTGGCGATAGTAGCGGCCGCTCTGTGCATTCTTGTATCTGGTCTCGTGCACATACGGAGGGTCCACGTAGTGCAGGGTTGTCCTGGCGTCGTGTGCCCGCATGACCTCGATCGCGGGCCGGTTTTCGATCAGAACGCCGGTTAGGCGCTGGCCGATCGCAGCGATTGATTCTGGATACTCGAGCCAGAGAGATTGGGCGGTTCCATACTCGCGCTTTGTGTCGATTCTGAATCCAGTTATACCCTTGGTGGCACCGGCGGAGCCGAAGCCCATTTGAGCCCTGATGATGGTCCGTCGTGCACGTTCGACAGGTTCTTCAGCAGGCTCCCAAGCTAGTTCGAATTCCTGTCTGGCATATGGCGTCAACACCACCGCCTCGAACAGCGCTGCCCGTGTCTGCACGTCCTGCAGCACGCGGAAAAGGTTCACGATGTCGCCATCCAGATCGTTGTACACCTCCGCGTAGGAACGCGGCTTCTGCATCAAAACGCCGGCGGCTCCGCCGAAGGGCTCGACATAGCAGGTGTGTCGCGGGAAATACTGGGTGACCCACGATGCCAGCCGGAACTTGGAGCCGTGGTACCGGATAACCGGCGCTGAGATGGTCATGGCTTGCTCCATGCGTGCAGGCGCCGCCCTCGCCGGGGAGGCGTTATCGTTGAATAGGGGAAGGCGCTGGAGGGCAGCTCTGGGTTAGGCGGCGCGCACCTTGAAGGTCAGCATGGCGGTCGCGTCATCGTTGAAACACTCGGCCAGCTCTTGATAGGCCCGATACTTGGCCTGGCTTCGGGTAGCTGCCCAAATTCGCCGCACGTAGTGGCGGGCATCGCCCAGCATGTACTTCACGTCGTCCCAGTCGTACAGGCCGTTGGTGAGGACCTCCCACTGCTTGAGTGGCAGCGTTTCGGCCATTTCGCCGTACTGCATTTCCCAGGTGGGGTGGTAGTTGCGGATGCGCTTCTTCGGGTCGCCGTCGAGGATGACGCCGATGTAGTGGCCACGGTCGGCCATGATGACGCCTGGCTCGCCGTTGGCTATCACCCGGCGCCCGATCACTGCCGGCACGTCGTAGTGGCGGCGGACGTAGTCGCAGTTGTAGTTGCTCATGGCTTTCTCCATGCATGCGCCGCCTCCGTGGCCGGATGCGGCATGGTGGCAAATTAGGTATGAATGAGGTAATTAGACATCTCCACCTAATCAGGAAGAGAGAGATGGCTGAACAGCTAGAGGATGTAGTGGGCGTAAATAAGGCCGGCTTGGTTTGTCATCCGTACAAGCTCACCCGCGGCAAGAAGGCGGGTCAATACAGCTATACGCTTGAGACGGACAACAACCTCAACTACATCGGTATCGATGAGGCTGGTCTTCGCTCTTTGATTGAGTCTGGTGCATTCAACGAAAAAGGCCGGATTCGCATGCTCCCCGCTGGCTGTCCGGCGGGTGCAGTCGGTAACGCTTTGTCAGTCCGCCGATACCAGGGAAAGCCGATGCCGATTCGCTGAAATTTGGCATGGTGGCAATTTGGTTTTGGATGGGGTATTACAGGTGACCGGCATGGGGCCGGCATAGGGAGCAGAGATGCAGCAGCGTGGCGAAGCTTTTTTCCAATTTTTTCAGCGCTATCCAACCGCAGTTATTCATGATTACAAACATGAAAACGGTCATTACTCCACGCTAAGCGTTGGCCTTCTTCAAGGCCACGTTGACGCAGCATTCATCGGCATTTATCGCGATGACGGTAGCCTGCGAAGTGAAGAGCATCTGCCGTGGGATACCGTCGAAGGTAGCTTTGGAAAGGGTATTGGGAATTCCGAGCTTCTGGGGAGATTGACTGAAACTGCCGTTGCGAAGGCTGGAGCGCCAATTTCCCGCTAATTATCTGAGCAAATCCGCAGCGCCTCGCGCGCCCGGAAATTCTCAAGCTTTCGCGCCACAGACGGCGAAACCGTTATTTCGTGGCGCGGAGGTTTCAGTAGCGGCAGCGCACCGCCCGGGCCCAGCCCATGCAGGTGATGAATCATCAGCGTCAGCGCCTCGCCCTGTTCCTCGATCCCGGCCCACTCCATGAGTTCCAGCAGGGCCTGTTTAGTCCCTGGTCGAACCTTCAAGCGCAGGTCTTCTTCCTGCAGGCGTTCGGCCTTGGCGCGGCGTTTCTCGTCACGCTGCTGCTGCGTCAGAGCCGTCATCGCCTCCATTGCGCATAAAGCGGGTGCCCGGTGTGTACTCCAGCAGGTCGCACACCCGGTTGATGATCTTGAGCGCTGCGTCGAAAACCTTGGCGTCGTCAGGCTCGCGGGCCAGGCGCTTCATGTTCGGCTGATGCTCCAGGCAGACCTTATCGACCAGGCGCCGGGCCAGCCTGCGCAGGTGATCGGCGCTGTCGTGCAAGCGCAGGCTCAGCGCGAAGGCCAGGGCAACGTCATCAGGCCGGTACTGGCCGCCGCTGCGGGTGTTGTACAGCTTCTTCACCGGCCGATTCAGCCACGCCGGCAGGGTTACCACTCCAGAAGGTGCTTTCTGCATGTCTGTGCTCCGATAGGCCGCTGGGCGGCAGGTGGAACTGATCTTGCCGCCGGCGCTGGCGGACCAGGTTGGTGATGCGCTTCATGCAGCGCGGGCCGCATCGATCTGCTCGGTGATTTCGAACAGCTGCTGTGTCAGGTTCTCGATGGTGGCAGCGCCGCGGACACGCTCGGCGCGGCTCCACTGGCAACTGCGGTTAAAAAGAAGCTGCAGGTTTTGCTCCAGTTCCTTGCGGCGCTGGAGCAGATCAAGGGTGGTTGCGAGAGGCATGGCTATGCACCTGCGAGGGGATGGAGCGGGGCAAAGGGTATGTCGTCATCGAAGTTATCAGGCGGCGCGGCCTGCTGGCTCTGTCGAGGCGCTTGCCGCTGGTACTGCTGACGTTCTTGGGGCTGACGCTGCTGTTGCTGTGGTTGAGGCTGTTGCTGCCCGCCGCCCTGGTTGTCAGGCCTGCCACCCAGCAGCTGCATGGTTCCGTTGATATCGACGTGCACCTCGGTGCTGTATCTCTTGATGCCGTCCTTTTCCCATTCGCGGGTCTTCAGCTTGCCTTCGATGTAGCACTGCGAGCCTTTGCGCAGATACTCGCCGGCAATCTCGGCAACCTTGCCGAACAGCACCACCCGGTGCCATTCGGTTTTCTCGACCTTCTGGCCGGTGTGCTTATCTGTCCACGCCTCGCTGGTGGCCAGGCTCAGGTTGGTAACCGCGTTGCCGTTCGGCATGTAGCGGACCTCGGGGTCCTGGCCGCAGGTGCCGACCAGGATTACTTTGTTGATGCCCCTCATGCTGCTTTCTCCGCGAGTTCGGCTTTGCGTTGGTCTTTGGCGGCATTCAGCTGCGCCAGGTGGTCGGGTGACTGCTCAAGGATCCGGTACGCTGCCGAATACACGCTTTGCAGCTCCTGCATGGTCTCGGTGACCGGGATCTTCGAGAGGGCATCCTGCAGCGCAGTGGCCTGCAGGTCGGCCTGCGACTTGCCGTCATTGAGCCAGGCCAGCAAACGACGCCCGGTTTCCTCGCTGATCACCTCAGGCTGGTCGAACAGCTTTGTCCGGTCCTTGCTGGCGATCGCGGCGTGGCCGTCGTGGGTGATATCAAGCACCACGGTGAACTCGTAATCGGTGCCGTCGCGCTGCTCGGACTTCATGCCTAGCTTGAGGATCTTCTTGCCTTCGCCCTGGACCGTCTCGGTCTTGCTGCGCATGGTGCAGATGATGTGCAGTGGGCTGGTCAGGATCTTGTCGGTCAGCTTGCGATGGCGCGGCGTGGTTTCATTCCAGGCAGCCCAAGTGTTGCCCTTGAACTTCTGGTGAGCGAGCTTCTCGTTCGACTCCAGGCAGCCTCCGGAGCCAGTCCATTCGTGCGAGTAGCTGTCGATGATCAGGACGCTGTAACCAGACTGCTCGGCGGCGGTGATCGCCTCGGCGTAGCGCTCGGGCGAGTAGGGCGCGTGCAGTTCGAGCACGTCGAAGTCAGCAATGTCGGCGTACAGTGAAGCGCTGCCGTGCTCGGTGTCGATGACCGCTATGCGCCCGCCCAGGCCCTTGGCCATGAGCAGCGCTGACATGGTCTTTCCAGACCCGGATGGCCCAGCAAGTGCCAGCCGTAGCTTGGCCTGCTTGCGTTCGGCTTTCTTGAACATGGGGATGCCCTCAGTTCGATTGGTTGTCCCACTGCCGCTCAATTCGAGCAGCCTCGTCTTCGTACTCTTTGCGCTCATCGCCCTGGTACTGCTCAGGCGAGAACGAACCGACCGTCATCCAGTCGAGCTGGGCGGCCAGGCGGGGTGTTGTGTTCATGGGTGCCTCAGTAGGAAATGGCGATGTTCGGGATCTTGCGCTGGGCGATCAGCGTGACCGCCTGCTTGGCGCAGGCCTCGGGCATGCCGCCGGCAATGAATGCATCCAGGGCGGCGCGGTTGATGCTTGCCCGGTGAGCCTTGTCAGCCTCGCGGGCTTCTTGCTGCCGGAGGATCTCAGCTGCTGCCGCATCGGCGCGGCGGCGCTCTTCCTCGCGGGCTAGCTCAATGTCGCGCTCAGCCTGCAGTGCGGCGGCCTGGCGCTGTTGCTCTGCTCGCTGTTCGGCGGCCGCGCGGTCGGCTTCCGCCTGCGCCCTGGCGCGCTCAGCCTGTTCGGCCTGCAGCTTCAATTCCAGCTCGCGTCGCTCGGCGGCTGCCTTGGCTTCTATTTCGCGCCGCTGTACGGCTTCGCGCTCGGCTTGGGCCTTTTGTTCAGCTTCGCGGCGTGCACGATCTTCTGCTTCCCGTGCGATGCGCTCCTCGCGCTCCTTTTGTTCGCGAGCGGCTGCCTCCTCGCGCAGGCGCTCCATCTCAGCCTGCTGCGCCTCGTGCTTCTCCTGCTTGGTGAGTGATGCGCGCAATGACTCAAGAGTTTTGGCCTTGACCTGATGTGCCTCTGACTCAAATTCCTCGAAGCCTTCGTCAACAACGACTGCCTCGGTTTGGCTGATCTTGAAGCGGATACCCTCGGCAAAAAGCGTTTCAACATCCATTAGGTCGCGCAGTTGTTGAATGCGAGCTTGGTGCCGGTCAACTCTGTCGTCTTCAGCAGCCTGCCACGCAGTTAATGGCCGCCTTACCTCCTCTTGCCATGCATCCAGTGTGTCGCGCATCCGTTTGCGCTCGGCGTCAATCTTCTTCGGGATTTCCTTGAGTTCGGCAACCAGCTCCTTACCTACGTTGTCCAGGGCGGTCTTGGATCTGGCCACCTTGTAGGCAATCGAGGCGATCGCCTCACGACCCTTTCGCGTGGAAACGTCCGGCACGAAAGCGTCTATTTCATCGCGGATTTTCTGAAGGTACGGTTCCAGTCCGTTCGGAACTTGGAAAACCTGCAGGGCTGTTTCTCTCGGCGGCACAGCGGCCAATTCGTTTGATGCGGACATTGGTACACCTCGCGCCAGGCCGGCGCCGTCAGTTGAAAAGGGAATCGCCAGGTCACCCAGGCACGGAGGTACGCTCCAGGCCCTGGCTGCGGTGGATGGTTGCGCGCTCTCGGCCGCTTACGCTCCCGAAGGGGTACGGTTATCCCGAAGGGCCGCCGTGCTCGGCTACGTGATTCAGGAAGTGATACTGCCGGCCAGTGCGCTGGCCAGCATGAAAGCAGTGCAGGCGAATAGGGCAGAGAAGGAGCCGCGCCAGATGACTAGGCGGCGGGCGCGTTGGTAGCGAGTCATCGCGCTGGCCTCACGGCGATCTGCCCAGCCTTGAGCGCAGCGACGATCTCTGGCCGCAGCTGCTGCACCGGAAGGTCGCGGGGCACGCCAGCGCCAATGATTGCCAGGCTTCGCTCGATCTGCTCGAGCTGTTCATCAATCAAGGACTTAACCGGTGCGGTACTCATGAGAACCTCCGGGCTTGCTGCGCCCACTGCTGGTGATCGTGAGCGATCATGCGGTCGCGGCGCTGGATGAAGTGGTTGCGCAGGGGGAGGTCGATGGCGCCGGTCAGGTGCGCAAGGTCGATGGCAATCTCGATCTCACCCTCAAGCCGTGCACGCCCACTCAGTGAATCTGAACCCTTGGCCATGGCCTCAAGGCGAGATTCGATCATGCCGATCACATCGTTACGCGTTGAATTGTTCATGCGATTCTCCGAGCGGCACCTGAGCCGCAAAGTGCTTCCATCTTTCCTAGCGCCGAGGCGATTGCTCGACGGCTGCTGGCTTGCTGCTGTTCGTCTCGAGCGCGCAGGGTTTCCAGCCAGCCCCGGTTGTCTTCTGCTGCTTCTGCTGGGGTTACATGAGCAGCCCAGTGCACCTGTTCGTCAGCGGAGAGGCGACGATCCAAGGCGCGCGCCTGGGCGCTATCGGCGTACAGATCGGCGTGGTCGGCCATGGTCGCCTCCAGGTGGTGGGTTACTCGGTGGGATCAGCTGGCAGCGGGTGCCAGTGGGTGGTGATCGGCCTGGCAACTTCGCCAGGGCCGTTAGCGCAGGTTTCGATGTGCTGGCAGGATTCCTCGGCCTCGTACCAGGCGCCGCCGTCATCGCTGCTCGAATCCGCCTGCCAACAGTCCAGCTCGGCAGCGAAGCAATTCCAGTTCGGCCACTTGCGCCACACGACGACGGTTTGGCCATTGGCTGGCTTGGCTTCTTCACACTTGATCCAGCCCTTACCCCGCGACAGGAGCGCTGTTAACGCAGCGGCATGGCCCGCCACAGCCTTGTGCTCGGTCAAGCAAGTGACGCTCACTACGGTTAGTGAGGTGCCTCCAGTTGCAGTCCATGAGCCGTCCGGATTTTGCTTCACATTAATTGGGGTGCTCATGGCTTCACCCGGGCGGCGAGCATTGAATCGGCGTAGGCGTAACGCCAGCGGGTCATGCGCTGGACAAGATCAGTTTCACCATCAGCCCACCCAAAATCATTGGGTACAGCAGGTGCGTGGGCTGCGAAGTAGTCGCGTAGGGTCATGCCGAAAGCTGTGCCGTGACCGGCGTACTCACTCGCCGGCGTCGGGAAAGCAAAAGTGTCCTTGTTGCTCATCGTTTGAACCTCGGTAGCCAACCGCATTGGCCAGGCGTCAGGCGCGGGTGACCAAACCCACCGTGAAAGGTGGCCTGGCGCCTGCCTAATGCGGTCGTATGTGAAGGGAAGGGGATGCCGATAAAGTTCGGCTGGGTGAGCCTTACGATTTGTAAGGGTCACGGCCATGCGCTTTACGATGTGTTTGCATCGGGGTGTGATCTGGCCGGTGCTGATCTCCGGCTTGCCGGCGGCTACCCTCCAGCGCGTACAAGGGTTCACTTGTTTCCTTTCGCGCCTAACGCGGGTGTGATCTTGCTCGGCAAGAGGCCACCCGATCGTTCACGCTGCGCATCAGCCTGCGCATTCAGATCACACCCCGATGCAGCCTGCGATGGGGAGCAGGGCATCGGGCAGTTAACGTCAGGCTGACGTGGCGCTGGTTGTTCAGGCCGGCGTGGGAGGGGTGTATTTGAAGCGGTGCCAGTCATCTCGGAGCTCTATTGACTCGTAGCTCTTTCGACGCTCAGCAAAGCCAAGCTCTACAGCCAGGGCATGCAGCTCATGCCGGCGTTTGATCTGCGCCATCGCAATCCAGTCGGCATATGCGTTGCGCTTTTGGGCCTGCTTTGGGGTCAGGTCCAGGCCGTTCACAGAGCTGAGCTTTGCTTGACGCTTCCGATCAGCCTTCATGTTGCGCAGCAAGGCGATCATCGCGTCGATGCGCTTTTCATCGTCCATCGTCTTGCCCTCCAGGGCGGTTGATTTCCCGTCTGGCCCTGTCGCCAAGGCCAGCCAGTGAAACCTCCCGGCCTCGCTACTGGCGACAGGCCGGGGTGTTGCGTCAGCGGTGATCGTCGTTTCGGGTGGGCCTACCATTCGGCCAATGCGCGGGGACATCGACGGCCCCTACTTTCCGCTGCCTGTCATGAATACGGGCTCAGCCTTCAGGCTTGCTGCGCCTCACGGGCGAATCGTCTGGTTACTTCATGGCGGAATCTCCTATTGCTCGCTCACTGGGCAGGCAGTGGCCACCTATCGAATCTGGTGTTTCTCCCATTACCGCCGGGATGGCGGGGCGCATTGCATGCCCGGGTCGTTCTCTCGGTTTAGGCGTTTCACCTTCGTCAGCCGTACAGGGTTCTCCCTGTCGTGGGCAGCCTTTCGGGGCTGTCTGATCGCCGGTCGCCGGTAGAGGCAATGCGGTCTGTTGGTTGTTGCGCTGGTTGTTAAAGAGCGGTCGGCTTGAGGGCCTGTCGAGGGGCTGAACCGTCTCGATGGGTGAACAATACCGCCGGTATTTCTCTTGGTCAATACCTCCGGTCATATTTTTCTTGCGCCCACAAAAAAGCCCGCACTTGGCGGGCTTCTGAATATGCGCTTCCTACTTAGTAAGCATCTCTCTGGCTTGTACCCCATCAGAGATCGTCACGATCTTGGCTACCACGCCTCCCTGGGGCAGGAGCCCAAACTGAGTGGGGGCTTGCCATTGGACTTTCGAGCTCAGGAAATATCGCCCAGGCGGCACGTTCGTGAAGCTGAAATTACCGCTGCCATCTGCCTGAGTTACCAATGTCCCTTGCAAGGCGCGCGGGTCGGCCGGCTCAAGCGGGCGGCCTTCCAGGTAATTGACGGTGTACCACTGCTGGGTATAGGCAGTCACAGGCTGCAGATGAACATCACTGCCAGCCCCAAATTTCACATCGCCGCCCATTGTGCGCATGAACACCTGGCCTGCCAGTGAGCCCGTACCAGTTTTCGGCAAAGCGTCGTACTCGGATACCGGGAAAGGCACTCTTGGGACCGCTTGCTGGTTAGGGGTGGCGCATGCAGATAAGGCAAGTGCTAGCGCCAATGGCATCCATACTTTTTTCATCGGGTTACAGGCTCAGATTAGGTGGTAAGGCATTCTATCACCGTGGCGATCCGCCATCATCCAGGCATGAAAAAGCCCGCTCTGGGCGGGCTAGAAGATTCACTTACTGGTCTTAGGTCTAGCAGTTTGGGTCTGTTGGCCTGCTTTGAGCCTATCCAGCAGCTCTCTGGTTTCCGCGGACTGCTCCTTGGCTTCCTCCAGCAGTTTCCTGAGCGTGTCTTCATTCACGCTTTGCTGCTGGCCGGCTGCAAATATGGATGATGCGCTACCTACGATTGTGGAATTGGCCCCCCATAGGCCTATCACGGTAGCAATTCCCACGGATACTACGATTCCCAAAATCGCCAGTACAGTATTTCGATTCGAGGCACGAACCTCATCTACCTTGGACCTGAGCTCGCCAGAGAATCCGTCAACCTTGTCGCTCATGCCCTTAACTGAAGCAGTAACTGCATCCAGCTTCGAGTCAATGACTTTGTCTCGATCTTCAAGCCTCTTATTCGTGGCTTCAAACCTTTCCGAATAAAGCTGGTCTCGCATTTTTTGCTCGTGGCGATAGGCTTCCTGCTCCCTGCGCCAAGCTTCCGCGCGTCGCTCCTCGGCCTGTTCAAGGCGCTCAAAGCGTCTATCCATCCGATTTTCGATGTCAGATAGGGTAGATCGTAATTCTTCGCGTGTGATGTCATTCATGGCCCCAGTATTCACCAGAGGTCTGTCTATGTCACTAGGTAAATCCGGCTGAGCTGTATCCGCGTTTGTGTGGTAATTTTTGCTGATGGGTGTACAGAGGTCGAGTGTTGCCTTCATTTTGTCGGCGGTGTACAGCGGGCGTTTACTCATTTATCGAGCCGCCGTCGTTGAAGTCTTCGGGATCAACCGGCTCTGTGCCTGTGTCTGGTTTGTCCACCGCAGGGTTGGCGATCACCCAATCGCGTACTTGAACAGCATTGTGGAATCTGATGTATCCACATTTGGCACAACCATACGTGAAGAGGGATAAATAGAAGACTTCTGGTGCGTTTCGTACAGGCACTCCGATCCTGTAGGAGTCGGAATCCCCACCTCCAGGGCAGCCGATATTCCACTCATCACATCCGCAGACAGGGCAATCATCACTCCCTCCGTCCATGGCTGACAGGAATCTAGCAAAATCTCCAGCACTGACTTTAAGCAATTCCATCCTTGCTTTCTTGGCAGCTTCCCGCTTGTCCATAAAAAATCTCGATTTAATTGAAGCTTCATTTAAGAAGATTGGTGGGCTAGAGATCGCCGCCCCGCCAGATCACCTTGCCGATGATTCTGTGCTCATTTCCATTGCTACGCAGGTGGTAGCGGTCCGGATACTCTTCCTTGTCATCGTTGTCGCTACGCAAGGTCCATTGGCCCAGAGGTCCCTGGATCAGACGCTTCACGATTGCACCGTCGGTACCAGCAAGCACGAACACCTGACCATCAGCTGGCTCGATCCGAGACTGGTCGACCAGCAGCACGTCACCACTGTTGATCGTTGGCCACATGCTTTGCCCCACGGCGTAGATCACCGCCAGGCTCTCGGGTTTCACGCCCTTCGCCTTCAGCCAGTCGCGCTTGAATGCCAGTGTCGAGTGAACCTCGACGTGGGGATTCTCGCTGCCAAGGCCAGCTGCAGCCTTTGCGTCGAACTGAGGTATGTAGGCGTAGCGACCATCAAGTTCTTCCTGGTCAGAACCACTCGGTAGCGGGGTCGCTGCCGTCGACTCTTGCTCGGCCTTGGAGACCTGATATTCACTCAAGGCCTCAGAGACAGGGACAGCGTCAGTCAGGGGCACAGAGCGCATATCGTAGAGCTGATCAGCGAGCCTTGGACTGAAGGCAGAAACCGGCACCTGAAGGGCTTTCGCAAAGACAGTGGCCGCACGAAGGCTAAGCGCTGTCCGCCCATTCATGAAGTGACTGACAGCCCCTTGGGTAACGCCTTCGCCAAGCTCGGCGGCGATGCGATCCTGGGTCAGCCCAAGCTCCGCACGTTTGGCGGCATAAAGCGCCTTCAGGCGCTTGCTGTCCTCCACCTGCCAATCAGCAAGCGGAACCTTTCGAGAGTTTTTCGTCATCTGCGAATGATATGACCACCGGTATTGGCCGCACCAATAGCGGCGGTATTGACTAACAACAATACCGCCGGTCATACTGCCGCTGTAGATCCATTGATGAGGACGTCGCAATGCGCCGCATCCCGCTTTCCGAATTCGCAAAAGAGCATGGCCACACCAGGGCTGCTCAGATGCTCGGCTGCACCCAAGGAGGCCTCAGCAAGGCAATCCGGGTGGGCCGCGATGTTTACGTGACTGTCTGCGATGACGGCACCGTGACTGCTCAAGAGCAGCGTCCGTTTCCGTCCCAGAAGTCCGCCGCCTAACACCAATAACCGCAAGGAGCAGTAGCCCGTATGTACGCCAACCCCAAGCACCTGCATGACCGCGAGATCAAGGTCCGGGTCGATGAGGACACATTCAACCTGATACAGGCGCTGGCCGCGTATCACCGCACTCAGCGTGCCGTGCTGTGTCGCGAACTGCTGGAAGCGCAGCTGGCTGCGCTGGCTTCGGAGAATACCGGCGATCAAACCGCAGCCTGAAGGCCGCGAGGAGGCCCTATGCCGACCGAACAATTCGGTCTGGATCCGGGATCGATGGATTTGCTTGAGCGAGAGGCGCGGAAGCGGGGCATCACCCCGGAAGCGTTAGCAGCCGAGCTGATTGATCGAGAGCTGGCCAGCCGAACGAAACCTCGAAACGCGAGGGGAACGGTCACGCCGTTCCAGCGCAAGGCCTGAACAGGCCCTGATAAGCCCGAATTGCGGGCACAAAAAAGCCGGGATTACGGCCCGGCTCTCTGCAACACAAAACTCTGAAGGGAATTATGCATATGCAGACCCAAAGTGTACAGGCCCTCATCGGGCCCGCGCCACAAAATGCGAACCACGATTTCGTGGCGCGGATGTCGTCGCGCGAGATTGCTGACCTGGTCGGATCTCGCCATGACAAGGTGAAACAGTCCATCGAGCGCCTGGCCACGGCCAAAGGCCCCGGAAAGCCGGCTGTGATTGATCTTCCCCCATTGGGGGAATACCTCGATTCGTTGGGCCGTAAGGCTACCGAGTATCTCGTCAACAAGCGCGACAGCTTCGTTGTCGTCGCCCAGTTGTCGCCCGAGTTTACCGCCGCGCTGGTGGACCGCTGGCAGCAGCTTGAGGCCCAGGTAGCGAAGCCGATGCCCGCTGACCTCACCAAGCTGGAAATCCTCCAGATGGCCCTGGAGTCGGAGAAAGCCCGCGTCCTGCTGACCGTCCAGGTCGAGGCCCAGGCTAAGAAGATCGACCACCTCGAGAATCTGTTCAAGGAGGGCATGAGCCACGTCCAATTCTGCAAGGGCCTCAATGGGGTCAATGTGATGCAGGTCGGCCATTTCCTTGAGGGCCGCAACTGGCTCTACAACGAGAGCAAGTCCGGTACCCGCTACCGCGTCGCCGCCTATGCCCGGGACAAGTACATGACCGAGCATCAGCACGAGGTCGCTCCTCACGGCAAAGATCCATTCATCAGCTACACGCCGATCCTTCTGCGCAAGGGCGCGACTCGCTTGTATGAGCTGTACCTGGCCGGCGAGCTGCCCATGAAGAAGAACTGGGACGGCCTGCACACCCATGACAAGGCCCTGAGAGGTGCTGCATGAGCAAGCCAGATTGGAAGATCGCTCCGCAGTGGGCGAATTGGCTAGCCGCAGACACCACGACCGATCCTGCCAAGCCTGAATGCTGGGTCTGGTTCGAGGATGAGCCGGTCTGGAACGAAGTAGGCTGGCTTCTAGGCGAAGGGGGCGGGAAGTGGGATCAAACCGCACATGACGTTCCGGTTGGGTATGACGCGCGTAATTCCTTGGAGCGCCGGCCATGAGTATGGAGCTGATGGTCAAGGCCATGAAGACCAAGGTCGGCAACCCGCTGCGCAAGCTCGTACTCATCAAGCTGGCCGACAACGCCAGTGATCAGGGTGAGTGCTGGCCGTCGTACCAGCACATCGCCGACCAGTGCGAAATCAGCAAGCGCTCGGTGATGCTGCACGTCAGCAACTTGGAGGCTCAGGGCCTGCTGAAAAAGGAAATCCGTAAGGGTGGGCCAAAGGGAAACTCCTCGAACCTCTATTACCTGACCCTTACGGGTGCAGCATATTCACTAGGGGTGGTGCAGGAGATTCACCAGGGTAGTGCAGCTGCTGCACTAGGGGGTAGTGCAGGAGATTCACCCAGAACCAGTCACTCTTTTGAACCAGTCACTGAACCAGTAGAGCAGGCGGTCGCTGGCGCTCCCTCGGCGAAGAAGAAGGCCCCGAAGTTTGACCCCATGACCTGCAAGCCTTCCAACGTGAGCGAGCAGACCTGGGCCGACTGGTGCCAGCACCGCAAAGAGATCCGCAAGCCGCTGACCGCCACCACCTGCGCGAAGCAGGCCAAGACCCTGGCCGGCCATCACGCGCCTGACGCCGTGATCAACCAGTCCATCAGCAACGGGTGGACCGGCCTGTTCCCGGAGAAGGTACTGCCGGGTGCACAGCAGGGCCAGCGCCGCAGCGGACCCGACTTCAACGACACCACATGGGCTGATGACCTGGGGGACTTATGAGTGCACAACCGAAACTGCGCAGCGTGACCCAGATCATGGCCAAGGCCGGCAACCTTCCTGCCGAGGTGCACGCTCCGGCCAAGCAGCTGGACCCAGGCACCACCGAAGTGGTCAACGCCCTGTTCAAGGAGCTGCAGGCCATCTTTCCAGCGTGGAAGCAGGCCTGGCCAGACGATGACGCGCTGAAGGCTGCCAAACGCAGCTGGATCAAGTCCTTTGTCGCTGCGGGCATCAACACTCTGGAGCAGATCCGCTTCGGCATACAGAAGTGCCGGGGGCTCGGTACCGACTTCGCACCAAGCAGCGGCAAGTTCATCAAGCTGTGCCAGCCGACCCCGGAAGAGATGGGCATTCCGCCGCTTGCGCGGGCCCTGGCAGAGGCGCTGGAGAACTTCCACCCCAGCAGGGCAGGGTCACGCGTTTGGACGCACGCAGCGGTGCGCCACGCAGCCCTGCAGTGCGAGACGCAGAACCTGGGGTCGATGGAGGTGGAACGGGCCGAGAAGGTATTCGCCCGGGCCTACGACATCACCATTCGCATGTTGGTCGCCGGAGAGCCGCTGGGCGATATCGCCACCGGCATCGGACACGACAGCCAGAAGGGCGCTGCGCAGCTGGCTGACGAGTACGCCGCCCAGCGCCAGGTGCGCCTGCTGGAGGTCCAGCAAATCCCGAACGGTGCCGCCGCGTGCCGTGCACACCTGCTGGCCAAGTTGAACATCAAGCGCGCCGGGCAGCCGGCCGGGGAGGGGGTGTGATGAATTCCATCTGGCTGGCCTTCGTCTTCGCGCTTTGCGCGCTCGGAGGCTGGGTTGGCGCTCACGAGAGCATCAAGAACGACTGCGACCGCATCGGTGGCTTCTACATCGGCAACACGACCTACAACTGCACCATTGGGAGGGCCAGGCCATGACTGAGAAGATCAGCGTCAACAGCCAGGCCAAGCTCTCCGAGGCCGTGACCATGCTCACTCGCATGTTCCGCGACAAGAAGTTCGTAGTGGTCAGTATGCGCCCGGGGAAGGACCGCACCCTGGACCAGAACGCCATGTGGTTCGCCATGTACGACCGGATCGCCAAGAGCACTGAGATGGGCGGCATTGAGGATGCGCGCCGGTACTGCAAGCTGCACTTCGGCGTCCCGATCATGCGCGCCGGCTGCGACGAGTTCCGCACTGGCTGGGCCGAGTCGTTTATCCATCTGCCGTATGAGGTGAAGCTTCGCCTGATGGGGCCGTGCGCGATGTTTGGGCCGGATGGTTTCCCGGTGACTCGGCTGTTCGACCGGGCCCAGGGCTGCCAGTACACCGACCGAATCGTGGACGAGTTCGCCCCCCGGGGTGTGGTTTTCAGTGACCTGCTGAGCGAGGAGGCGGCATGAGCCATCAATTCAGGCCGGGCGACCTGGCGCTCGTGATCAATCACACATACCCGCCAGCCATTGGCATGTGTGTTGAGCTGGTATCTCGGCACTTGGTTGGCGCCGTAGATCGGCGCGACCCGATGGACCCTGGTGTTTATGAGCAGGCCTGCGGTGAGCCCGTCTGGGTGGTTGCCGAGATGCAGGGCGAGTCGAACTGCATTGTTTGGGAGAAGTGGATCATGCCCCTGCGCGGCGACTTCGCCCCCGAGCAGCAGAAAGCCAAGGAGGCCCAGCCATGCGCGTAGCCAGCAAGAAGGTCCGCGAAAGCGCTCGCGGCCAGGACTGTACAGTCCGCATCCCGGGCATCTGCAACTTCAACCCGGACACCACCGTGCTGGCCCACCTGCCTTGCGGGCAGAAGGGCATGGGCATGAAGGGCTTCGACACCGTGGCGGTCTACGCCTGCTCGGCCTGCCATGACGTCCTGGACGGACGCGGCAACGGTGAGGTGGATTGGTCGGACATGCCCAGGGCCATCGCGGAGACGCATGAGGCCCTGATCAGCGCTGGGCTGATGGCAGTGAAGGGGGCCGCATGACGATTCTTCACCTGCCGTACCCGCCCAGCGTTAACACCTACTGGCGCCACCCCACCACCGGCAAGCTGGCCGGGCGGCACCTGATCAGCGAAAAGGGGCGCCAGTACCGAGCAGACGTGTGCTGGTCCATACCGCATGCCATCCAGAAGCTCTCAGGCCGCCTCAGCGTGACGATCGAGTGCTTTCCTCCTGATAGGCGTAGGCGTGACCTCGACAACATCACCAAGGGCCTCCTGGACGCCCTGTCGCACGCCGGGGTTTGGCATGACGACGAACAGATCGATGACCTGCGCATCGTGCGCCGTGAAGTAACCAAGGGCGGAGCTGTGCGCGTCCGCATTGAGCCGATGGAGGAAGCAGCATGACCTGGACTATCAGCGACACGGCCTGGGCATTGCTGCTGGCCATTGGCGTCATCTCAACCTGGTGCGTGATCTACGGCAACACCATTGCAAACCGACTCAAGAAGGGGGAAGGCCCATGCAACTGAACAGCGCGCGGCAGGCGTGGCATGACTGCCTCTACACCGCATGGGACAGCCAGGGTGCGCTCATCGAGAACCTGGGCATGCTCGGAGCAATGGTCCAGACCACCGAGAAGCAGCGCAAGGCGAGCCATGCGATGCACCAGGCCATGGCCGGGTACGTCCAGCAGGCCATCGGCACGTTGCCGGAATCACTGCGGGCCTTCGGCAGCTGGATGTATAACCCGATCGAGAACCATGACGACCGTGAGCAGGCCGAGGAAATGGTTTTCATCGCCGCCTACAACGCCGGACCGAAGATGTACGCCAAGAAGTTCGAGAAGGCGCGGACGGTCGCCGCTGGCGTACTGCACCGGTACCGCCGCATGCACCAGGGCGGGCAAAGCGAGGGCATCGACCCTTGCCCAACGCCTGAAGTGTTCCGTGCCTGGTTGCTGGCCATCCACGGCCTGGATCTTTCGTCCGAGCAGTGGGGCAGGGAATGGGAGGGTTTCATCGACGCCTGTTTTGCCGCTTGTAGCGATCTGGACCGCGATGCCTTGGTGCCGGTTTCCAGGGTGTTGAAAGATATGAAAATGGCCGCTTGACGAAATGTCCGGCTAGTGACACTATTTCGCCATTCTGACAATTTTGCCTTTGGCAAACGCATCACAAGTTCTGAGGGTTGCGTAGTGGCCGAGAAGATAATTTTGCCGTTAGACGACGGGTCAGAGGACATCGTAATGCGCTTAACGGCCGATGAGTCTACCGCTCTCTACCGTCTACTCTCGAAGATGTCGCTCGAGGAAATGATGCAAAAAGGCCTCAGCAAGGATCAAGCGCTGGCTGTGACACGGGTGATTCACGTCACCTACTGAATTGATCTGAACTGATCTGAAATGAACCCGGCCAAAAAAGCCGGGTTTTTTATTGCCCCGAGAGGCCCTCAAGAGTCCCCGGAGGCTCAGTGACCCGATCAACCTGTTGGAGTCTGCTGGCCCTTGGGCTGGCGATGCTCAACTACGTCATGCACCGCGACATCAGCTGCAATGTATTCTTCGCCACGTTCATCTTCATCCAGGCCCTCAAACGGCCCAGCGATGAAGATCAGCTGATCGCCACCCGAATGCTCGAGTTCGCCGCCTGCTCAGGCGCTGCGCTGCTCACCTTTGCCATCTTGTCGAGGCTCCTGGGAGTCGAATGGATTCCACCGGCCTCATGGTAGGGCTGGCGATCATCACCACCGCCCACCGGGAGAGCTTATGAGCGCAGATGGGATTTCAAGCGCGATCATAGTCGGTGCGGCAACAGGCGCTGGCGTCGTGTCAGCCACACAGATACCGATTGACCACGTAATCATCATGGGTGCGATTGGCGGGTGCTGTGCCTTCCTGGCCTCCACCGCTGAGCTCAAATGGGGATCGAAGATCCTCTACGCTGTTTTCTCGTTCATCGCTGGCTACCTGGCCGGCCTGGGCATACTGATCCTCTACCCCTACAACGTGGTTGCAGCTGGCGTGGCCCTGGTCATCTCAGCTCTGGCCTCTACCATGTTCGGATCACTCAAAGCGTGGTCGGAAGGAGGGAAGAAGCCTGCCTGGGTAGAATTCTTAGAGCGCTTCATCCCTTCCGGCCTACTGCGAGGTAAGCGAGATGAAGGATGACGCGAGCACCATCATAGAAACGCTGTCTGCCTGGATGCACGGGATCTTCGCCTGGATTCAGGCCATAGCCCCTGAAGTGCTGCTGACCACCCGCGGCATCTGCCACTTGGTGATCTTCCTGATCATCGCCGGATACCGGAAGAAGACCGACCGCCACCGCCAGTTCGTCGGCCTGATGGCCGGGATGCTGGCGGGTGCGAATCTGGCCGAGGCCTACCGCATCGCCGTCAACTACACATCGTTCCTGGCGCTGGCTCAGTTCCCGCTCACCATCTGCATGGTCGGGTTCATGTTCTTCGTCGTGTACTCGCGGGGGAACATGGCCAAGCTGATCCCGCCTCGGTTTGATCGGTTGGTGAGGTAGCGCGCCACAAAACATTGAAGTGCCATTTCGTGGCGCGGAGTAAAAACCTGTGACCACATCAAAACCGCGAATTCAAGTGCCTTCCGGCGGAATTGTCACGACAGACAGTCTCCAGAACCTGGTAGCCAACATCGGCACCAACCGGGACAAGCGTACGCACAACCAGTTCGGGTTCCAGTTCGTCACGCCCTACGAGCTTGAGGCGGCCTACCAGTCGAACTGGCTGGCCCGTCGCATAGTGGATAAGCCGAACGAAGATGCCTTGCGAGAGTGGCGCCGCTTCAACGGCAAGGATGCGAGCAAGATCGCTGCCGAAGAGCGCCGGCTGGGTGTGCAGCAGAAGTACCTGGATGCCTGCTGCTGGGCTGACCTGTACGGCGGCGCGGCCATGCTGATGATCACCGGCCAGGACCTGAGCAAGCCCCTCGACCTGAACAAGGTGAAGAAGGGCGGACTCAAGAACATCGTGGTGTTCGACCGCTGGGACATTCAGCCGAGCCAGTTCAACTTCACCGATCCTCTGGCGCCCAACTGGATGCTGCCAGAGATCTACACGGTGGGGAACGGCCAGCAGCCCATTCACTACTCGCACGTCATCCGCCGCACCGGCGCACGCCTGCCGCGCCGCATGGCTCAGTTCGAACAGGGTTGGGGGGATAGCCGCCTACGCCGCTGCATGGAAGACCTGCGCGACGTGGTGGCCACCAAGGGCGGCATTGCCTCCCTGGTGCTTGAGGCAAACGTGGACACCATCAGCGTCAAGGGTCTGCAAAGCGCCCTGGCCAGCGCTCAATGTGATCAGATCACCGAGCGCTACCGCATGTTCGGCATGCTCAAGGGCATCATCAACCTTGGCTTGCTCGACAGCGATCATGAAACGTACGAGCGCAAGAGCGTTGCCTTCTCCGGCCTGAGCCAGATCATGGAGCAATTCATGGTGTGGACCGCCGGTGCCGCCGAGATGCCGGTGACCGAGCTATGGGGGCAATCCGCCGCTGGGCTCAACTCTACCGGTGACGGCGACCTCAAGACCTACCACGGCACGATCAAGGGCAAGCAAGACGGCCAGATGCGCCGAGACCTGGAACGCCTTGATGAGGTGCTGATCCGGTCCGCCCTGGGCACATACCCCGACGACATCGAGTTCGAGTGGAACCCGCTATACCAGAAGTCGAGCGTGGAAGAAGCCCAGGAGGATCTGGCAGACGCCCAGGCCGATGCGATCAACATCGAAAACCGCATCATCCGCCCAAGCCACGCCATGACCCGAGCCCAAGCCAAAGGTCGATACGCCATCACCGACGAGCAGATCGCCGCCCAGGTGCAGCGAGAGAAGGATGAAGACAATGGCCTTGGCTCCGAAGAAGACCTCGAAGCCTTCACCCTTGGAGGCCCTGACGGCGACGAACAAGGCGCTGATGGCAAGAAAGCGCAAGCCACGGGCGCCTGATCCGGTTAGGCCAAGTCAGGACGCTGAGCGCTTTTACAGGAGCGAGCTCAATGCCTTGGTTAGGCTGATGTCGAAGAGTCTGTACGCGGTCATTAGGACTGAGCTAGCCCGCCTCAAGCCCCAGTACACAGCGGACAGCGTGGCCACCCTCGACGGCTGGACTGATGACATCCTCGCCGTTATACGCCGGGTGTCATCGGTGTTCGTCACCAACCTGTTCGACCAGCAGGCGCGTCGTGTAGCCGCTGTCACCATAAGCCGAGCCGAGGCCGACAACGCCGAGGACTTCCGCAAGTCAGTCAATCGCGCCGTGGGCGTAGAGTTCACCCTTATCACCAAGCCAAAGGGCATGGTGGACTACCTAGAGGCCTCGACCGCCGAGAACGTCAACCTGATCAAGTCCATCCCGCAGGAGTACTTCCAGCGGGTTGAGACGATAGTGCTGGGAGGCATGAAGAGCGGCCTCGCTCCTACTGCTATCGCCAAGCAGATCCAGGAGCAAACCGGTGTCAGCGCCAGGCGCGCAAAGCTGATCGCCCGGGACCAGGTCTCGCAACTGAACAGCGACCTGACCCGGCAGCGGCAGACAGCGGCAGGGATCGAGTTCTACCGCGTTGAGACAGCCAACGACCAGCGAGTCTCTGGCGACCCCAACGGCAAGTACCCCAACGCCAAGATCAGCTGCTACGGCATCGCCAAGCAGGACATCGGATATGGCCCTGGCGTGTACAAAGTCAGCGAAGGCGCCACCTGGCGCGGGGTGACCAACCTTCACCCGGGCAAGCACCACCCGCTCTGCCGGTGCGTAGGGATATCCCTCATCCCTGGCGTGAACTACTTCCCCGAAAAGAACGGGTAGCACATGAAGAAAATGACCTTGGACGAGGCCTTCAAGCCTACGTCCCGAACCCGCACGCCTGAAGGTTACCTCTGCGTGAAGGGCATCGCCGCCCGCACGGGGGTTTACCAATACGTTTCGACGGAGCTGGACCTGCCGGGCCCGGCCCGCATCGTCAACGTCTACAGGCCGCCCGAAGAGGTATTCGCGCCTGAGTCGATGGCCTCTTACATCGACAAGGACGTGACCAACGATCACCCATCGGACCTGGTCAACTCGACCACCTTCCGCGAGGTGTCTGTCGGCCACGTCCGAGGCGTTGAGCGCGACGGCGACAACCTGATCGTCGACATGATCATCAAGGACCAGTCGGCAATCGACGAAATCGAGTCAGGCAAGGCCGAGCTGTCCCCTGGCTACACCGCCGAGTACGTCGAAGAGCCGGGTCAGGCCCCTGACGGCACGCTGTACGAACTGGTCCAGCGTGACATCAAGATCAACCACAACGCAGTGGTAAACGCAGCGCGGGCCGGCAAGGTCGCCCGCATTTTTGACCACAAACCGAAAGGTGTACCAATGGCACAACGGAAAGTCTTCTTAGACTCCAAGAAAAGCCGCTCCATCACCGTTGACGAAGAGGTTGCTCTGGTAGTCGAAGACGCCATTGGCACCCTCCAAAAGACGCTGGATGAAGCGAACGAGCGCGCAGACAAGGCCGAAGCGGCCAAGGATGAAGCCGAGGAAAAGGTAGCAGAGGCGAAGAAATCGACCTCCGACGCCGCTATCGGCGAGCGCGTTAAGCTCACCCTCGACACCATCGCCTCTGCTTCGAAGATCGTGAAGAACTTCGACAGCAAGGGCCTGGTTTCCCCACTGGAAATTAAGCGCGCCGCCCTGGCCCAGCTTAAACCCACTCGGGACTGGGCCGGCAAGTCCGAGGCCTACATCACCGCCGCGTATGACTCCGCCGAGGAAGACGCGAAGGAAACCAAGGACGAGGATGAAGAGGACGACAGCAAGCCGACCAACGACAGCCTGCGAGGCCTTGCCAACGACCTGAAAAACCGTCCGAAGCTGACCAGCGACGGCTCCCAGGCCTACAACAACTTCCTGAACGGGGTGACCAAGTAATGGCGACCGCAATCGACACCTTCGGCCAGTACGCTGGCAAGGCCTTCGAGGGTCAAATCAATGACCTGTCGATGGCCGACATCACCTCTGGCGTGGCAGATGTTGCCATCCCGTTCGCCCGCGCCGTTGTGCAGGGCTCCGGTGACAAGCGCGATGCCCTCCCAGGCGCAGGCGCAGCTTTCTTCAAAGGCATCTCGGTTCGCAAGACTGTCGGCGTCAGCTCCAGCTACGTGACCGGCTCCACTGCAAACCCCACCAACGGCAACGCAGTGGGCGGCTATCGCATCGGCGAGGAAGTGAGCCGCGTATCGCACGGCCGCATCTGGGTGCGCACCGTTGACGGCGCTACCGTCGGTGCTCAGGTGTACGCCAAGCCAACGACTGGCGAGCTGACCAACGCTGCCACCGCAGGCAACCATCTGCTGCAAGGCTGCACCTTCCTGACCGCTGCTGCGGCCGGCGAGTTGGCCCTGATGCAAGTCAAGGCCCTCAACCCAACCACCATTGCCGCCTAAGGAGCGCTCACATGAGAACAATGGACGCTGCGGCCCAGGCGCAACTGGGCTTCTTGGTCGGTAACCTGACCTACATCGAGCAGGAGGTTCTGCGCCAGCCGTACCCGGAGATCAAGTATCCTCGCGTGCTGGCTGTGGACACCTCTGCCCCGGACTACATCGAGTCGATCGGCTTCAAGGTCCTCGACTACAAGGGCGAACCCGCCCCCATCGGCGACCTGTCGCACGACTTCCCGCTGGCTGAGATCGCCTCGAAGATCGGCGGTGTCGACGTTGTCCAGGCTGGCCTGGGCTACACCTACACCCAGATCGAAGTCGGGAAGGCCATGGAAATGGCGAACGCCCAAGGCTTCGGCGGCGCCATCAACTACCTGGCCGAGAAGCCGATCGCGACCCGCACCCTGACCGAGCAGTGGCTGGACCGTGTTGCGTTCATCGGTGATGCGCGCTGGCCATCGCTGGCCACTGGCGGCCTGGTCCGCTACCCGGGTGTTCCGGTGCTGGCAACTGGCACCCTGCTGGGCGGCGCGAACAAGACCATCGCCCAGATCCTGGCCCAAGCGCCCGACACCGCCGCGAGCGAAATGCTGACCCTGCTGAACAACCTGATCCTTCAGGTTTACCAGGTGCAGACCAACAGCATCTTCCGCCCAACGCACATCCTGCTGCCGCTCAAGCAATACGGCCAGCTGACTACCTTCCGCATCCCGAATACTGCGGAGACCTTGATCAGCTACCTGGAGCGCGTGCTCAACGTCACGTTCGAGCCGATCCTCCAGCTGGCTGGTGCTGGCGCTGGCGGCACTGACCGGATGATGGCGTACACCAAGAACGCCCAGTTCGCGAAGTTCCACCTGCCGATGCCGTTCCAGCTGAACGCGCCAATCCCGTCTCATGGCGGCCTGCGCTTCGAAGCTGCTGGCGTTGTCCGCACTGCCGGTACCGAGCTGCGGGTTCCTCTGTCCCACGCCTACGTAGACGGCATCTAAGGGGGTCACCATGTCTTCGAAGAAGATCTACACCAACGTCAGCGCCAACCCTGTCGTCCTCTCGGACGGCAGTTCGGTGCAGCCTGGCGAACAGACCACCGAGGATCAGTTCGAGCTGGCCAAGGGTTCCTTCTGGGAGCAGCACGGCCTGCTGGTAGCCGGCGCTCCTGAGCAGGCCGAGGACGCCAATGGCGACGTACAGGCGCTGGCCGAGGAGAACACCCAGCTCAAGGCCGACTTGTTCGCAGCCCAGGCCAAGCTGACCGAACTGGAAGCCTCCACCAAGGGCCATCCAGAGCAGGTCAAATCGCTGGAAGATCGACTAACCCAGGAAGCGGCTCGCGCCAGCAAGCTGGAGAACGATCTGAAAGAAGCCCAGGCCAAGCTGGCCAAGAAGTAACCCAGTGTCACTGGCCCCTCATTGGGGCCTATGACTGGAGATCCCGATGGCTTCCATCACGAACATCAGCTCGCACCGCATCGACCTGGCCGACCTCTCTTTGGGCCCAGGCGAAGAGATCGAGCACTTCGACGACCGAGAGGCCGAGCGCCTGAAGTCGACGAACTACTACCGGGCCCGCTGGATCCAGATCGGCCCATCGCCCGAGCCCGCGCCGCCCACCGAGGAATGACCCGTCATGGCCGAACTGAACATCCCAGTAACGGCCGAGATGGTCGCTGAATTCCGCGAGTTCTACGAAGAGTTCGCCGACCCGGCCAAGTGGTCAGACGCCAAGATCACCAAGGCGCTGAACATCGCCAAGGGGGAATTCGGCACCTGCGGTAGTTGGGGGCTGTACAAGCCCTATTCGTTCCTGCAGCGCGGCTGGTTCGCGTTGGCGGCCCACTACCTGATCTGGAATTCGGCGACGACTGCAGCCACCGGTGCCGATGGTAGCGCCACCACGCCATACGCCGTTTCCAGCAAGAGCGTTCGCGATGAGTCGGTGTCCTACGCCGTCCCGGCCGCGAACGCCTCTCTGACGGCTTGGGAGGCAGCCATGGCACTCACCCCTTACGGCCTCGAGTATCTGCACCTGCGGCAGCGGGCTGGAATGGGGGCGATCTGCGTATGATCAAGTTCTTCAGTAGTCTCATCGACCGGCAGAAAGTCAAGCACGCTCTCAAGGGGCTTGAGGAGCGAATGCAGAAAGACGGCCTGGTACTGGTTGGTGTGCCAAAGGGTGCAGGTGCTTACGAACATGGTCTGACCATCGCCACCGTTGCCGCGGTGAACAATTTCGGATCTGCAGATGGGCGTATCCCTGCGCGACCGTTCTTGGCTCCGGCTGTAGAGAATGGCGCCCCCGAGTACCGCCGACTCGTCGAAGTGATGCTGCCAAAGGTCATGTCTGGCGAAATGGAAATGCAGACTCTGCTGGCTCAGATGGGCCAGCTGGCCGAAGGCCATGTAAAGCAGCAGATTACAGACCTCCGCACCCCGCCCAACGCCCAGTCCACCATTGACAAGAAGGGTTCCGACAACCCGCTTATTGATACTGGCGCATTACGGCAGTCGATCCGCTACGTCATCGACGACGGGACTGATCCCGTCGAGGAAGGTATCTGATGAAAGTGAAAGTTGGCGACACCTGGTTTTCGACAGACGACCAGCCGATTGCTGTGATGTTCGACGATGAAGAGCTGGAACTGGTCAAGGAGATGAATCGCGAGACATGCCCCAACCTCAGGTTCGGGGCGGGTTTCGAAGATCCAGTGAAACTGCTTGAGTGGATGCGCGAGTAATGGGCCTCAACATGCGCGGCCACGTCAGCGGGCCCTTTGTCACCCACAAGGGCGTTGTGCTCCACCGGTACACCAGCGAGGTCATCGACTTCGAGCCGAAGATCACCCTGGCGTACATGGACACCTTCGACGCGAACGTGCAGCCGGTCGGCGACACCGAGATCCAGTTTCTGCAAATCGGCGCCGAGCGGTTGGACGATTACCGCGTAATCCACCGCAACGACGGCAGAGGCATCCTGGTGGTGGGTGAAAACAAGTTGGCCGACATCGTGATGTTCTCGCCGACGCCAGCCGAGCCAGTCGCCTGGTGGAAGTGCATCGCGACCGACTACCGAGCTTGGCACAACTTCTGCCGGGCTGTAATCGCCAAGCTGGATCAGGCCGAAATCGAGAAGCTGCAGGGGTACGCAAATGGTTGACACCATCGCCCTCACGAAGGTCGTCTGCCAGATCGTAGTCGCTGCAACTGGTCTTCCGGCCAACAAGGTGATCGTCGGCGACCCGGGCACATCGGCGCCCACCGGCACCTACGCGGCAGTCCGCATCGACAGCCCTGCCCAGTTCGGCCAGGCGCTCAAGACGCAGCGTTCCGCGCCAGCCACTGATGACCCCCGCTACGAGGACATCATCGAGCGCGTGGCTACCCAGTTCACCATCGGTTTCAGCATCAACATCTACCGCGCCGGCGCAATGGGCATGGCCATGTCCATGTGCGAGGCAAACAAGCGGGAGCCGATCAAGAGCATCCTGCGCCGCGCCAAGCTGGGCTGGTCCCGCACATCACCAATCAACAACCTGACGGGCCTCTACCAAGCAGCAATGGAAGAGCGCTCGCAAACCACGCTGTACCTCTACGGCAAATCCGTAGCAGAAGACCGAATCAATCGGATCTACCGCGTCGGCTTCGAGGTTCAAACCGAACAATCTGGCGCCATCGCGCAAGGGGAAGTAAATGCCTTATCCGGCTGAGAACATCATCAACATTGTCACGAGCATCCGTGCAGCCGGCCTGGGCACTGCCAACTTTGGCGCTGGCATGGTCTTCGCGGATTTCGATTCGTCCACCGACGCCACCTTCGCAGAGGGCACGTACCGCGATTACGGCAGCGCCTCGGCGGTCGCGGCGGACTTCAACATCGCATCCGACGTGCACCTTGCCGCGCTGGCCTGGTTCTCGGCGGTGCCGAAGCCCAAGTCCCTGCGCATCTACCTTCGCCAGGAGGATGACACCCCTGTCGAGTCGCTGAACGACGCAGTGAACAAGCGCATCTGGTTCTACTGGTTCGAATTCGAGTCGACCATCAGAGACAACGACGCCGATGTGCTTGCCCTGGCGGCTGCCGGCGATGCTGCTGGGAAGTTCTATGCCTTCACGTCCAATAGCGCAGCGATTCGCGACCCCGCCTTGACCAACGACATCATGACCAAGGCCAAGACACAGGGTTCAAGGCGCCTATTTGTTGAAAGCCACGCGAGCGCCAAGTATGCAGGCTTTGAGCTGGCAGCTGCATTCAGCCGGGTCAACTTCAATGCTGCCAACTCGACCATGACTGGCGAGCTGAAGAAGCTCCCAGGAATTCCCGCTGAAGATCTCGATCAGACCGCCTACAGCTCAATGATCCAAAAAGGAGCTGTGTTCTACACCAAGGTGGAAACGGGCGGGCAAGTTGATGACGGTCGAGTGATTAACTCCAGAACCACTTCCACATACGGCGAATTCATCGACGACGTTTTCAACCTTGACGCGTTCGTGAACTACCTGACTGTCAATCTGTACAACGCCCTGGCCAACGTTCCGACGAAGCTGAAGCAGACGCCAGAGGGTCAGCAGGTCCTGATCGATGCTGCCGCCCAAATTGGACAGCGCTTCATCGACAACGGATACCTCGGCCCGCGCACTTTCACAAGCGATGAAACTGGCGAGGAGGTGCTGAGTGATGGCTACGAGATCCTCAGCAAGGCTATCGACATACTCGACCTTACCGACGCCGAGCGAGCAGATCGCAAGTCGGCCCCAATCATCATGCGCCTGTTCCGTGCCGGCGCCATCCACGCCGTAGACGTCACCGTCAACGTCGACTGAGGAGATCCCGGAATATGTCGCTCAACAACATGTCAGTCGAGAACACGATTCTCGTCATCACCGGGATCGGCGTCCTCAACGACTGGGGCCGCACCGACCCGCCGTTCACCATCGAATGGATCGATGAGAACGGTAACCTGATTCGTGGCCTGGGCGGAAATGGGGTCAGCTTCTACCGGAAGAACCCAGGCCTACGTGTCACGGTAAACCTCATGCCAGGTAGCCCGCAGGCAACCGCACTGCAAGCAATGCTTAATGCCAAGACCGAGCTGTCAGGCTCCTATGCCTCTGTCGCCGGTTTGGAGGGCGCTGTGTTCTCCGAAGGCATCTTCACCCGTGGCAAGTCCATGGCCCGAGGCGGCCCCGGCCTGAACGACGGCACCTTCATCATGGAATTCAACAAGGCGAAAGTCGTATGACCCAGGCCCAGGACTTCATACGCAAGATCGAGCATGAGGGTGTGACCTACACCTTCGGCATGCCCAGCGCTGAAAAACAGCGCGCCGTGCTGTTCCGGTTGGGCAAGTACGGTGTCGAGCCGCTGATTCGCGGCTTGGCCCAGGCTGAACTGGGCGCCGCCTCATCCGCAGCCATCGCCGGCCAGATCGTCGGCGTGATGCTCTCGCGCATCCCCGAGGATGACTTCAACTTCATCTGCGACACGATGCTGGGGCAAATGCACAAGAACGGCGAGCTGCAGACTATCAACGCCTTCTCCGGCCGCCTGAAAACGTACTTCACCCTGGTGGTGCTGGCCCTCGGTAACGTCTTCGAGGATTTTACCGGACTCCTGACCCTCTTCCAGAGCTCTACCGGTTCAGCCGAGGAGCCCGAGGCGAGTCAGGAGAGCGCCTCAACCCAGCAATCGAGTGGGATCTCTGGCGACCCTGTGTAGGCATACCCGGGGTCTGCCCTCCGCTGTGCACGTACAACCAGCTGCAAGACGGCACTTACTCGCTGGGCTGGGTCAAGCGCGCCAATCTGGCGATGGATGAAATGCTGTACGTGCGGCAGCTGCACGATGAGAGCCGGAGAGCCAACCAGTGAAAGTACTTGAAAGCTTCCTGATTTCCCTGGGCATCAAGGTTGACGAAAGGTCGTTCCAGAAGGCCGACTCGGCCTTTGGCGGGCTCACAAAGTCGGCCCTGCAATTCGGTGCCGTCCTGGCTAGCAAGCTGGCGATCGACAAGGTCGTTGGTGACTTCCAGCGGGCCGGCACTGAACTCAACAACTTCAACAGGTTGACCGGGCTGAGCACGCAGAACGTGCAGGCCCTGAGTCAGGCCTTGGTGGCCCAAGGTGGTAGCGCCCAGGATGCCTTCGCAGCGATGCAGAAGGTGCAGGACCTGATGGCGTCACAGATCACCGGCAATGTTGGCTGGTTCGGGGATGTGGCCAAGCTTGGGCTCGACCCAAGCGCAATCATCGGCGCTCAAGACACGGCCGAGGCCCTGGCCAACATCGCTGGGTCGTTTGAAAAGATGACGCCCCTCAATCAGCGCCTGGCAGGTCAGGCCTTGGGCTTCGACGAAAACACCATTCGCCTGCTCATGAAGGGCCGCGACGAGGTAGAGCGTCAGCTCGATTCGCGGGGCAAACTGGGCATCATGACCCAGAAGCAGGTGGAGGACGCCGCCAGACTCACCAAGGCCAGCGCGGAATTGAATCTGGTATTCACCGACATGGGTAACACCATTGCCGGCGAACTGGTGCCAGCATTCGCCGAGATGGCTGAGGACTTCACCACCTTCTATCGCGACAACAAGGATCTGGTGGATTCGGGCCTTGAGGCCTTCTTCGGGACCCTGGCCAAGAACGTCGAACTGGTTTCGGCAGCCCTGATCCTGATGGGTGGCGCTAGCGCATTGAAGGGCCTTGCGGCGCTTCGGGCGCTTGTCGGCCTTGGTGGGGTTGCTGGTGCTGCCGGCGCTGCTGCTGGCGGTTCGGCAACGGCTACAGCTGGTGCCTCGGGCCTCGCCATCGCAGGAGGCAGCGCGGCTGCGCTCCTGTACTCATCCAGCCTGAACGAGGGTGAGGACAAGGAGTTGATCAACAACCGGATTCGCCGGGGCCAGTCCGAAGCTGCTGCCGCGACCATCGACTTCTTCCGTGCGAAGGGCTGGTCAGAGGACCAGGCCAAGGGAATTGCCGCCAATCTGGAGCAGGAAAGCAATTTCCAACCCAATGCAGTCGGTGACGGCGGCAACGCCTACGGCATGGCGCAGTGGCACCCCGACCGGCAAGCCAACTTCGCCAAGTTCTCTGGCAAGGACATTCGCCAATCAACCGCGAATGAGCAGCTGGAGTTCATCCACTACGAGCTCACTCGCGGGACTGAGAAATCGGCCGGCCAGAAACTGAAGATGGCTACAAGCGCCCCGGAAGCTGCCGGGATTGTATCCCAGCATTACGAGCGACCAGCAGATACTAACGGCGAGATAGCCAGGCGTGCGGCTATTGCTGAGTCATATGGAGGAACCCCTGAGGCTCAGCCCGCTGCTGCGCCTGTCGTCGACCTGAGCAAGCCCGAAGAGTGGAAGAAGATCCAGGGCGAGCTGAGCAAGGCCTCGAGCAATGGGCCTGGGCTTATCGAGCAATTGGATTCATGGGCTAAGGCCCAGCGAAAAGCACCTGAGCAGTACAGCGCTAACGACGTGCTAAGCCCAGCATCTACCCCTGCCACTGCGCAAGACGCTACCGCACGGCCCGCACAGCAGATCAAAAACGTCGACAACCGCCAATTCCATATCCATGGGGCTGATATTGGAAAGGTGAAGCAGGTGCTCAACGAAGAAATGGCCACGCTGATTAATCACACCTCTGAGAACTTCAAGAGTGCAGAAAAATGAGTATCGCTGACGGGGTCATGAGCATCTTTTCGAAGACGCTGCCCATGCTTGGCCCTATCGAGTTCGACGCAAAGCTCGAGGGGGCAACCAGCAAGGCAGTGCAGCTGACTGAGTTCCCGGTGGAATTCGGCACCAATGGCAACGACCATGCCCGCCTGCTCCCTAATCGCTACCTTCTGACCGGCGCGGTATCCAATACCCCGCTGGGTATCGGGCTCAGCGACCTCGGCATGATGGGCGTTGGAGCGATCGCAAGCGCCATTGGTGGTGTGGCAGGCGCTGCGGTATCAACCGTTTCGGCCTACCTCCTGTCAGGCAGCGAAGCGACCCGCGCTGCTACGGCCTGGGCTGCGCTGACTGCCTTGCTCGAATCCCGTTCACGCTTCGACCTGGTCACCGAATACGAGACCATGAGGAACATGGTGCTGATCCGTCTGGACCAGCGCACCCGCCCAGATGATGAGGACGGCCTGGTCTTTGTGGCGGAACTGCAGCAGGCCAGGGTTGTGAACTCGCAGGTGACCCGTGGGGTTACCTCTGCCGAGCAGCTTCTGCAGCAGGACCCGGTGGCCACCCAAGGTGCACCGATGGCTACCTCGGGTTACGCCTCGGTCGAGGTGATGCCATGAGCCGCTACAGGGTCCAAGTGCAGGCGCTCCCGGCCCAAACGTTCACTGCTCAGCTCGGGGTCAACACCCTGACCATCGAGCTGCAATGGGCCGTTCGCCTGCAGGTGTTCCAGGTGAACATCCGGGCGGCATCGGGCGCTCGGCTCACGGCTGGCCGGTACCTGCTGCCCGGCGTGGATCTCCTGGCCGGGCTCTACCCGCCGTCAAAGGTCAATTACGGGTCGCTGACGCTGGAAGGCGCCCAGCCGACGCCGGACAACCTCGGAAAAGACAACCTCTTGGTGTGGTCGGATGAGTGAAGAAATCTACCTGCGCAGGTACCGGCTGAAGCTTGGGCGGGACTCAGGCGGCCGCGTTTATGAGATGAACCCTGACGGTGACGGCCTGCGGATTACGTTCCAGATCATCCACTTCGCCGGCAATGCCTTCAGCGTGGCCGAGATCACGATCTACAACACCTCTGCGTACTCCACCCGCCAGATGCTTGGCGACGGTATCGCCAAGAAATACGAGTTCATCTCACTGGAGGCTGGCTATGCCAGCACCTTCGGTAGCGTGTTTCTGGGGCAGATCACCAACGTTCAGAAGGTGATGGAGGACGGCGGGTCGACCCGGGGCGTGAAGTTCTTCTGCCGATCCCAGGCAAAGGAGCGGGACGAGAGGATTATCAACCTGACCCTCTCGCCGGAAACGGACCCAGTGCAGATCATCGAGGAATGCGCGCAGCGTTTCGGTGGGGAAATCCAGTTCTTCGGAGATTTCGCAGACCTCAAGCGCAGGTCAGGCGGCACCGTGCTTCAAGGCAGCCCTGTCGCGTGCATGAACGAACTGGCCAGCACGTGGGAGTTCGACTGGATGATCGAGAACGGCGCCACCAAGATCATCAAGAAAGGCTTCGCCATGCCCAACGAGGTGTTCGTCATAAACGCTGCCAGCGGAATGATCGGCTCCCCGGTGGTGACCGACACAGAGGTGGGGATCAGGTGCACGCTCAACCCCAAGCTCAAGCTAGGCAACACGATCAAGCTCGAATCCATGGCCCCGCAGTTTGAATTCTCCGGGGCCTTTTTCTATGAGGTCCCGCGCACCATCGGCGAGGGCTTCTACCGAATCAACTCCCTGGCCATCCTCGGTGACTCACACGGTGACGAGTGGGAAACCCAGATCAGCTGCTTGCGGCTGGACACTATGGCCCAGGCCGGCATATCCGAAAGGGCTACCCGATGATCGACCCGTTAGCATCCCGCACGCGGGAGCAGTTCGCGAAGATGCTGCGCGATATCTTCGGCGAGTACCTCAAGGACAACGTCCGCACCAGCGTGCCCGGCCACGTCCTGAGCTTTGACCCGACCAACCAGCTAGCCGAGGTGCAGATCGGTCTGATGATCGAGGACAGACAAGGCAACGCCGAGGCCCGCCGCCCCATCGTCCGGGTGCCAGTGCAGTTCTGGGGCGCCTCTGGTGGAACGCTTGAGTGCAGAGTCGCCCAAGGCACCGAGGGCTCCATCATGTTCTCTCAGGAGTGCATAGACTCCTGGGTTGACCAGGGTGGCGTTGCAGCCAAATCAGAGCCGCGCCGCTTCTCGATCAACGACGCCTACTTCATCCCAGGCGTACGCTCCGTCCCTGGAGCGATCACGGACTTCGCTAATGACGGTATACGCATGCGTAGCGTCGATGGGGTCGCCTACGCCTGGCTGATGGACGACAAGACCGTGGACATGAGCAACGGTGCCGGCTTCATCACCATCGAGCCAGGCGGCACCGTCAACATCAATGGCGTGAGGATCACCCCGGCCAGCCTGGTGACGACCCCAAACGACGTGGTCGCCGGCCAGATAAGCCTCACCAAGCACAGGACCTCTGGCGTCCAGTCTGGCAACGGCACAAGCGGAGTACCCATCCCATGACCGTCCGCAAGCTCGACGCCAGCGGTGATCTGGCCATGGGCCAGGACAAGCTCCTGACTGGCTACTCAGCCGAAGAGGTCGCGCAAAACGTGCGCACCCGCCTCAAGTTCTTCCTGGGTGAGTGGTTTCTCGACACCACAGACGGCACCGACTGGTTCGGGGGCGTCCTGGGCAAAGGCTCGCGCCTGGCAACCCGCGAATCGATCATCCGGCGCCGCATCCTGCTTACTCCGGGCTGCGTAGGAATGACCGCGTTCAGCGTGACATCTGACGCGGTGACCCGGCAATTGACAGTGACCGCAACCATCACCAGCGCCTCGGGCGAGAGTGCAGACATCAACTTTGTACAGGCAATCGTCTAATGGCAAAAATCACCGATCAGGGCATAACCGGCTCATCGCTCAACGACTACCTGGCCGATCTCAAGACGCGCACCCTGGCTATCGACCCTGACTGGAACCTCGACCCAGACGCACCTGACGGGCAGAAGCTGGGCATCGATGCCGAGATGCTGGCCAACTTGGACGAAGGTATCGTCGCCGCCTACCGCGCGAAAGACCCTGACAGCGCCACCGGTGAGGCCCTGCGCAACATCGGCAAGATTTCGGGTGTAGCTATCCGGGATGCCACCTACTCAGTGGCGCCGGTAACCATCACCGGCACTGCCGGCCTGGTGCTTCCAGCGAATTCCCAGATCCGCAGCAGGGTCGACAACACGCTGTGGCTGACCACTGCCGCCATCGTGGTCGGGGTTTCACAAACCGCAAGCGGGTTTGCCACCTGCGTTACACCCGGGCGCGTGCTGGCTGCGGCCGGTGAACTCACGGTGATCGGCACGCCGTATCCTGGCTGGGCTTCCGTGACTAATGCCGCCGCTGCACCGGGCGAGGATGCCGAATCGGACGTGGATTTCCGCGCCCGCCGGAACAAGTCCGTGTCGCTTCCTGGCAGCAACATGAAGGACAACATGCAGGCGGCCGTGGCCAACGTTGCCGGCGTCACGGACGTGCGCATTCTGGAGAACTCCAGCGACGATCCAGTCGATCCCGATGGCATCCCCTACACGGCCATTGCCCTGATCGTGAACGGAGGCTCAGACCAGGACATCGGCCTGGCCATGTACTCCAAGTACAACCCTGGCACACCCATGTATCCGCGCTACAGCACCAAGACCGATACCTGGGTGGATCCGCCCGGTGCCAGCGGCGTCAAGGTCAAGATCGTGTCGCCTTCAACTGGCAACACCGAGACCATGACCTTCCAGCGGGCAGTCGCGCTGCCCATTTACGTAAATGTGGTTGTCCAGAGAAAAGGGAACCTGCCAAGCGATATCGAGCAGCGCATCAAGGACGCGATCGTCGAAGACTCGACCCGCAAGCTGTTCGCAGATGACGAGGTGACCGGGTTCAACCAGGGCGGCTACGACATTGGCGAGATTGTGCCAGTGGGCCGCCTGTACACCCCGGTCAACAAGGTGCTCGGGCAATACGGCGACAGCTACATCACCACGCTGACCATCGGTCGCAGCGCTGGCAGCCAGGGCGTAACGCCCATTCAGCCAGGCATCGCAGAGCTGGCCACCTTCGACCCTGACAACATCACCGTGTCGGTACCGCTATGAAAATGGACCACGTAGCACGCGCCAGGCGACGGATCATCAATCAGTACCGTGGCAAGCAGCGCATGACGCGCTGGCTCACGCTCTCGCCCGCGGTGGCCAATGAGCGGCTTGAACAGCCAATCAGTCAGATTTACGCCGGCTACGACGTAGATGCGGTAACCGGTGAGGACCTCGACGTGATCGGCCGCATCGTAGGCGTGCCGCGGCCAATACTGCGCGGCGCCGCCTACGACGTGTTCGGCTATGCCGGCAACGACAACTACACCAACTACAACGTTGCCCCCTACATCGGCAACGGCGCGTCGATTGATGCGCCCCTCAACAATGATCTGTACCGCAAGCTGATCAAGGCGAAGATTGCCCGCAACGTCAGCGACGGCACCGGCGACAGCATCATCAAGCTGCTCGAAGTGGTTATAGGGGTCAAGGTCACCGCCCTGAACAGCAACGGGGACAAGTCGTTCGATATCGGCATCGCCTCTGAGCTTGATAATACTACCCAGTTCCTGCTCGAGAACTTCGACCTGATTCCCAGGCCGCAGGGCACGCGCATCGGACAGATCTACGTGCTGCCGACCAACATCGACGAGATCGAGCGCACATCGAGCCTGATCTTCAACTACGCCAACTTCACCCTGCCTGGAGACGTTTCCTGATGGCAAGAGAGCCTTTCAACACGCGCTGGGCGCAAGGGGTCGAGACCCAGGACAACGACAACACCTTCAAGACCCCAGATGCTGCCCGCCAGAATACGGGATGGGAAGGTGGGCAGGACAAGGATGCGCCGCGCGCGGGCCAGGAAAACTGGTGGCACAACCGGGTTGACTCTGCGCTGCAGGATCTCGAGCGCAAGGGTGTCATGCAGTACCATCCCCAGGCCATCTACTCCGTTGGTGCGCCGTGTTACACGCCTGAGGACGGCCTGTTCTATGAGTCGGTCGTCGATAACAACGCCGGCAACCTCCCGGCATCCAGCCCGACCTTTTGGCGACTGATCGGGACAAGCCTTTACTCAAGCTTTCCCGTCGGCTGCTACATGGATGTCTCCCATAACGGATCACCTGATCCGGGTTGGCTGAAGAGCGTTGGTTCTGTGCTTCTGATTGCGGCGTACCCGAAGCTATACGCAAAAATCGGGAAAACCTACAACATTGGCGGCGAGTCTAGCCTGGAGTTCAGAATCCCAGACTGGCGCGCCCTGTTCCCGCGCTGCCTGGACGACGGACGTGGCATTGACACCGGGCGCGTCCTGAATGGAGTTCCGCAGCCAAGCCAGAATCTTGCCCACACGCATGGAGCTTCTACAGGCACAGCCGGCCTTCACAGCCATACCATGACCTTCCCGCGTGACATGGTCTCAGGCGTGCCTCAGACCGATGCCGTGTTTGGCGACCAGATTGAGGAAGGAACCCAAACCCTGAATACCAGCAACGCGGGTTCGCACACGCACACGGTCAGCATCGGGTCAAGCGGCGGCGCAGAGGCCCGGTCAACCAATGGAGCGCAGGTCAGATGGATTCGTTATCTATGAACCAGAAAACCGTTTACCAGTACGACCTCAATGGGTTCTACCTCGGCGAGACCATAGCCGAGCGCGACCCTCAAGTGCCTGGCAACTGGCTGCTGCCAGCCAGATGCACCGAAACCAAGCCCCCGATCTTCACCGCCGGCAAGCTGCCGAAGTGGGTCGGCTACAAGTGGAAACTGATCAGCCCGTAGGTGAGATATGGAACGCAAGCCAAAGAGACGCTTCACCGACAAGATGGAGCATTTCTGCCTTGCCTATGTGGAGACAGGGAACGCCTCCGAGGCCTACCGGCGGTCCTACGACACTTCCAAAATGGCCGAAAAAACAGCCCAGCGTGAGGGCTACAACCTCCTTCAAAACCCACTCGTTCAAGCCCGCATCGAAGAATTAAGGAACAAGGTCATGGAACGTCACGAAATCACCGTGGACACGCTCCTGGCTGAGCTGGAAGAGGCGCGATTGCTCGGGAAAGAGACCGGCAAGGCATCGGCCATGGTCACTGCGTCCATGGGCAAAGCCAAGCTCCTCGGTCTCGACAAGCAGATTGTGGAGTTGACGGGCAAGGATGGCGCACCCATCGAGACGAAGTCCACGGTCAAGGTTGACCAGGAAGCGCTTGAGTCCGTCCTGGCGCGCCTATGACAGCACTCCTCGATTGGGAAGCCATGAGCATCGAGGAGAAGCAGGCCGCCAAAAGCATCAGTGAGCACTCGCCGCTTTCGTTCATGCGGGTGTGGTTCCAGCTGAACCAGGGCATGAAGATGCTCTGCAACTGGCACCACCGTTACATGGACCACACAGCGCTGCGCGTGCTCAGTGGCGAACTGAAGAACGTCGTGTTCAACATGCCACCAGGTGGCACCAAGACCGAGTACTGGTCTATCCACCTCCCAGCCTATGCCATGACCGTGCGAGAGCGCACGCGTACGCTGAACGTCTCCTACTCCAATTCACTGGTGGTGGAGAACTCTGGCCGCATCCGGTCGATCGTCTCCAGCCCTGAGTACCAGGAGCTCTGGCCCGTCTCTATGGGCAAGGCCGATGTCGAGAACTGGTCGCTGATCGACGGCAAGGGCCGTACCCGGCACCAGCTGTTCAGCCGCTCCACGGGCGGCCAGATCACCGGCTGCCGGGGCGGCTACATCTCCAAGGACTTTACCGGCTTCATCAACCTGGACGACCCAGAGAAGGCCGACAGCGCGTTTTCGGCGACCATGCGGGCCAAGGCCCAGCGTATCGTCACAAACACGCTGCGCAGCCGGCGCGCATCGCCTGATACGCCCGTCATCTGCACCCAGCAGCGGCTGCACACGGACGACGTGTCCGGCTTCCTGCTCAAGGGTGGCATGGGCCTGGATTTCGCCCACATCAAGGTCCCAGCCCTGGTGACACGCGAGTACATCGCAAGCCTGCCGCCGGAGATCCGTGAGCATGCCGAGCGCGACGTGTTCAGCGGTCCTTCGGTGGTGCGTGGCGGCGTCGAATACTGGTCCTACTGGCCAGCAAAGGAATCGGTCTACGACCTGATGGCTTTGTGGGACAAAGACGCCTACACCATGGTCAGCCAGTACCAGCAAGAGCCTGTGGCGCTCACCGGCGGCATGATCGACCCGGACTGGTTCAAGACCTACGAGCAGCTGCCGTTCTTGGTCTGGCGTGGTGTCTACGTGGATACCGCGCAGAAGACCGGTGAGCAGCACGATTTCTCGGTGTTCGCCCACTGCGGCCTGGGCGTGGACGGGAATCTCTACATCATCGAGATCGTGCGCGGTAAGTGGGACGCTGGCGATCTGGAGGCCGAGGCGCTGCGCGTGTGGGAACGCTGGAAGCCGTGGGATCAGTTCAGGCCCGCCGCCCTGCGCTACATGCGCGTCGAGGACAAATCCAGCGGTACCGGCCTGATCCAGACCATCAGCAAGAAGGGCTCTATCCAGATCGAACCACAGCCGCGAGGCCCGGCCGCCAACAAGGTCACCCGCTGCATGGACGCCGTGCCATGGTTCAAGTCAGGCCGGGTGTTCGTGCCTGCGATCTACGACGAGCAGGGCAAGCCCATCACGCACGTCAAGGATCATCGAGGGCAGGACCTGTGCACCACTGAGTGGGTCACCCCGTTCCTCACAGAAGCCGCAGCTTTCACGGCCGACGACAGCCACGACCACGACGACCAGGTCGACACCATCTTCGATGCCGTGGCCGACATGCTCATCAACGATACCAGCAGCTTCTTCTCCGGCGGCTGGATCTCCTAACACCTCGTTTCGCTGACCGCGCCCAGGCGCGCTCTACAAACTCGCCCAAAGGAAATGACATGGCTGATCAAACTCAGCGCCTTGAGATCGCGACTGTGCGCGCGGAAGTCGGCAGCAACATCGTTTTCCGCTTCGCAAACGATGCTGCGAATGCCGACAGCATCCCGACCCAATCGGGTGACATTCAAAACCTGAAGCAAGTAGTGCTGGAAATCCAGCAAGATGCTGCCGAGAAGATCAGCATCTCCACGACCATCTACCCGAGCGTGGCTGCTGGCCTGGCAGCAACAGCGGATCAGGGCATTTTCCTGGTGCAGTCGAACGATGTAGACGAGATCTATACCGTCTGGCAGAACCAAGGCGGTACGGCGGTCAACACCGGCAAGACAGCCCTGTCCGCGACAGCCATTCAGACCGCACTGGATGCATCCAATCAAGCGGCCAACGCTGCTGAGGAAGCGGCTGACGTTGCCACGGCACGCACTGCACGCTATCTTGCTCCGTCAGAATCAGAGCCAACTTTTCGAGACAACGGACTCCCGTTGGAAATCGGTGATGTTTGGTTTAATACCGTAGACCAAACAGACTATCGCTATACAGATCAGGGTTGGATTGCTAACGATAGTATTGAAGCTATCTCGAAGCTAAATAAACAAATAACTGAGCACCCAGTACCTAACGGCATACCCCGTGCAGATGCCAGCGGCAGTCTAGATCCATCTTGGATTCCTGATTTCCTGCGAAAAACCGCGTTATCCAATAATGCTGACCCTGAAAAAGGCTCATCTCTGGTCGGTTATAAAGGTAGAACTCTGACAAGTAAGCTCGAAGATTTGCCAGATGTCAGAGATTACGGAGCAATTGGGAATGGCAGATATGATGATACAGACTCAATTAACAGGGCTTTGGACGATGCCAGCTCAAAATCTTTTAGGCTTAACCTAAGTAAAGGGTCTTACATTTACTCTGGAAGTGGACACCCATTCTCTGGTAAAAGGCTATTCTTATCTGGATCAGGACCTGAGGCAACACAGATAATTCTTGCGCCAGGATCAAGACTTATTGATACGGAAACAGAAAAAGTCGCTTTCGAGATGTCTGGTTTTCAGGTGGCAAATGGTCTGGGTGCGTTTCGATCTAGATTCTCCGGCGTTGACGTTAGCTATCAAAAGCTTTTCGAAAATATGGTTTTCATCGGGTATACCGCCTGTGCGATTGACCTAAATGCGCAAGATTGTCCATATTGGAAGATTCAGAATAACACCTTCCGTGCTGCAAATTCTTCAAGTACCATAGGTATTGCATTGTCACGCTGGGCTGATCTTTCGCTTTTGAAAGGTAACGCTTTCTTGAGTAATCGGGTACACCTAAAGATGAGGTCCGCAGGGCAGTGCGTTAACGTTGAGTCGAACGACTTCATTCAGTTTGAGCTTGGAGACGGTACTCCACGAATCTCCATCTGGATTGTGCCTGGGGCAACAAACGAAGGTCACGGATGCAACATCAGTTCAGACAATAAGTTTGGGTTGGAGAATCTACATCCGGATGACCGTAGAATCGTAATTGCACCCGAGCTTCCAGGAGAATCGAACGGAACGTCGATGCCAGATCTTTCTTCGGATACCTCAGAGTTCGTTTATGGGCCAACCATTACTGATAACGTGTTCTGCGGTAGCGATCTGGCTAGTCCTTCTTTGCTGTATAGCACAACCCCGAACGTTCGAGGTACCTTCATCGATTTCAACAAGTTGCAGTACAAAACCCCCAAGCATCTATTGGAATTCAAAACCCCGCCGTCTACCAGTGAGCCGACTATGTTTACCAACCGGCTAGGCGGCAACAATATCAGCATTACTGCCGGTATCGCTTCGGCGCCACTGGTTCCTACCAACGCTCCAGGCAGTTGCACATATACCGACGATGTATATGCAAACGCAGGCTCACCCACTAACATCTATCCGCATACCTCTGGTGCAAACGACCGCACAGGGTATGTAGAGCTCTTCAGTAGCCGCGCCAGCGGATACCCATTGGCCGGTGGCGCAACATCACAAGGGCGAGTGACAGACGCGACCGGCGAGACGGATGCCGCCGCTCTTACGTTGCCTAATTTTGCTGCTCTGAATTGCACGCTACCGACAGCGCCAATTACTGTCGGAGCGCCTACCTGGATAGAAGTTGACCTGCGTCTGGCGGGGGCCACTCCGCTCAATTCGCTTCTAGTGAGAATCATACATAGCGTAGGCGGGAACTCCATACAGCGTATGGTGCAACCTACATCGACCTGGACGAGATTCAGATTTCCATACAAGTTCCGCGGAAAGGACCTAGCTTCCACCTTGCAGGTGATCAACCTGTCGGGTGCTACCGGCACCGTCGAGGTGGGGCGCGTACGCGTGTATCATGCGCGTGAGCCCATCACCTTCGGTAGAGCGAAATTCGATCAGCTAAACCTATCCGATTTGCCAACATCACCTTCGGGCCTCGCAGCAGGAAGCCTCTGGGTTGATGTCTCTGCTGGAGGGGCAGTAAAGCGCGTATGAGGCCTCTCAGCCGCTTTCGTAGGGGGCCGCATCGCAAAGCGGCGCTCTATGATGCTGGGGAAACCTATGCTATTTTGTATCTTTTTCTATAATCGATACTATTGGCTGGTGAACAAATTGGGTACCGATAAATTAAGTGAAGTTTATAGGATAATCTTCCCATACATTGATTATGAATTCTACAAGGCCAATTATGGAGACATGATTGATCCAGTTGCTCACTATATTGATAACTGGCGTTCTCTAAATATAAATCCGTCAAAGTTCTTCTCGACTAGTTTCTATATACAGAATAACATTGACGTAGCTGATTCAGGATTAAACCCGCTATTTCACTATGTAATGCATGGGCAAAGAGAAGGTAGGTTGCCGCGCGAATACCATGAGATATCCTCAGATATAGGGGGGCTTTTAGAGATTCCCGAAGAGCTAAATTTGGCTGGTTGGGGATTGCCTATATACATATGCAATGAGAAGATGTTAAGTAATCCATATGGAAGCAAGAAAGATCTGATCGAATGGGCTAGTCACACTAATGCTGGATGTGCAATCTACAAGTGCGACTCAAATGACTGGATTGTATCTTTCTCAGGCCATAATGAAAAATTCTACATGCTCAACAAGCTATCCGGGTGTGATAGAAACGTAATATCTGTCAGGGACATAAAGCACACTTACTATTGCTCATCCCCAAACCTTCCAGATATAAATAATATTGGTGTTTACGTCAAATACCATACTGAGAACCATTCCGGTAACTCTGTAGTGGTTGGGCAGTCTTCTGGTGGATATTGTACATTGATGGTCGCCGACCAGATAGATCGATCTGTCTCGGTAGCGTTTTCCCCTCAGGTCTGGCATCCAACTATCAATAGAAGCAACGTTCACTTTGGCCATGATGTGAATAAGAAGGTTCCAGGATTTAAGTTTAATGTACTGGATGTTATACGTAAATCAGAAAAAATAAGCAGATATGCTATTTCTGGGGTCACAGAGTTTCGTCATGCTGATTCCTATTATTGGGGTGATTTGGTCAGCGCTGGACTGCTGGCTGCTACTGGCAAGGTAACTGTCTCCATAGTGTCTCAGCATGAGCACGCGACATTTCGGTACCTTGAAGCCAAGAAATTCTTTGACCTAATTTTTAATAATTTCCTGGCATTCTTGAACTCTCCTGAGCGCGGTGGATCATTGCTTGCATCTAGCACGCTATACTACTCGCGCTCCTAATCAAACAATCGAATATCTATAAAATGCCCGCACACAGCGGGCTTTTTTTCGTCTGGAGAAAAGCATGTCCACACCTCGCGGCATCCGCAACCGTAACCCCGGCAACATCGACTACAACCCCCGCAACGACTGGCAAGGCCAGATCGGCAAGGAGCCGGGCGGACGCTTCGCCATCTTCGACACGCCAGAGAACGGCATCCGTGCCTTGGGCAAGCTGCTGATCAACTACCGCGGCAATGACGGTATCCCAGGCGTGGGCGGCAAGGGCATCGACACCGTGCTCGAGACGATAAGCCGCTGGGCGCCGAGCAACGAGAACGATACCCAGGCCTATGCCTCGGCGGTTGCCAAACGTATTGGTGTCCGGCCCACGGACGTTATCAACATCAAAGACCCGGCCACGCTGCGCGGCATGGTCCTCAGCATCATCATCCACGAGAACGGCAGCAACCCGTATTCGTCCGCGATCATCGATGAAGGCGTGCGGCGGGCCCTAGTATGAACTGGCTGGCCGCTGTGCCCACCTGGCGCTGGTGGCTGATAGCGCTTGTCCTGGTCGGCGGCGGCCAGCAGTACCGGGTCATAGTTGCCCAAGGCGAAACAAGTGAGGTCCGCACTGAACTTGCCGACTACCGCCTGGAAGTCGCCGAGAACAACCGACGCGCCGCCGCCCAGGCTCGCGCCGAAGAACAGCGCCGCCAGAAAGCGGCAGACGAGGAGGGTGAGCATGCACGCAAGAAACTGGAGGAGGTCACTAGCCGCGCCACTGCTGCTGAGTCTGCTGCTGGCGGGCTGCGCGGGGAAATCGCCCGACTGCGCGCCGGCCGATCTGCAACCTGCAGTGCCATCGCTGCCCAGCAGCGCCAAGCAGGAACCTCTGCCGTCGTGGTGCTCGGGGGATTGCTTGAAGACGCTGACCGAATGGCGGGAAGCCTCGCGACAGCGCTTGAGCGAAGCCGAGTAGCGGGCCTGGCGTGCGAGTCTGTGCTAGCAAGGATTAGAGGTCAATAATCCTACTTCGGCTTCGAAGCATTAATGCTCCAAGACATAACACCTGCGACAACCGCGCCCACGAGGGCGCCGGTGATAAGGGCGCTTTTTAGTGATCCAAACTGGTATATCACCACGCCGCTGATGAGCGCAGCGATTGCAGCTACAAAGCTAATCAATTGCATCTCTGTTTCTTTCATCTGGTCATCGCTTTTATCGCGATGGCAATGAGGGCACACCTCACCAGAGAAGGGGATCGTCTCGCCGCATCCAGAGCAAATAATTTTCATTGCCATTTATCACGTCCTTGAATATGTTTGTTATCAGCACAGCGGGCATAGCGATGTTCCCAGCCCTAGCCATATTGTTGCCTTAATGGAAGGACACTGCATAGGGGCAGCTGAAGCAGATATTTAGTGCTTCAGTGCAAGGAGTGGATCTTGAATGGATAAAGACAAAGATGAGTTTGCCGCTGCCGTTGAGGCAGGCGAACCGCTGATCGCGCAGTCAATGGAAGCTCTCAAACGGTACTGGGAGGCGAGGGACTATGGCGCGCCGGCCGAGGAAGTAGAGCGGCTGCGGCTCCATTCCGAGTCCTTGGCCCAGGCGGTTTCTGACTACCAGCTTCGCACCGTCTCCAAGCTGATGGGCAACAAACTGCCCCCGCTCCACTAGCGCACCCCGTTTGTCGGCAGTTGCCGGGCCTATTGCAGGCCACTACCATACTGTTCATTCATACAGTATGGAGGCCCCGCCAATGAACACCGCCCTTGACTTCGAAATAGACGACATGCCCCAGCTCAGCCTGGACGACCTGATGCAAATCCGTGCGCCCTGGACCTACCTGGTCAAGATCGAGGGCGAGAGCATGCAGGGTATCGGCATGTACTCCGGCGACCTGCTGGTCGTTGATCGAAGCGTCGAGGCCAAGCACGGCGACATCGTGATCGCGGCAGTTAACGGCGAGCCGACCTGCAAGCGCATGTGCCGTGAGCACGGTGTGCTGGTCCTGCGGTCGGAAAACCCCAAGTACCCGTCGCGGTACATCATGGAGGGGGATACGTTTGAGGTGTGGGGTGTGGTCCGGTTCAGCGTCCGGGATCATTCGCCTAACTGA